ACTTTCAAATCACCAGCAACTTCTACATCACCTGTTCCACTAAATGTGAGGGCAGTTGTGCCACCATTCATCTTAATATCATTACCGGTTACTTTCAAATCACCAGCAACTTCTACATCACCTGTTCCACTAAATGTGAGGGCAGTTGTGCCACCATTCATCTTAATATCATTGCCACCAACAGTAATATCGCCTGTTAAAGTTACATCAACAAATGTTGGACTGTCTCCTGTTTGTAGACCGGTATCAACATCTGTATTTACACCGTTAATTGTTGCACGAACCGTGCCTTGTGATGGTGAACTAAATGATGAACCACTAACTGTTCCACTTGGAAAATTAACATTTAGTGTTTCACCACCAACTGCGGATAAACCATCACCCGCAATATCAGTTAATAAATTTGATAATGTAATTTTCTTATTACCACTTGTTGCATCACCGGCATCATCATTTACAAAAAATTTGTCTGAACCTGCAAGTGTTGTTTTTGCAGTTGAAGGAAATGTTGCAGTTGCAGTAACACCTGTTAAACCAGTACCATCGCCTGTGAATGAACCCGTGAAAGAACCAGTCAATCGGGTATTTGCGTGTGTTGGTTGAATTTGTTGATTAGTACCGACTAACACACCAACCGAAGCGCTAACCGCTGCTAATTCGGCTACACTACCCGATACTATGATTTTTTTCCACGTTGCCATTTAATTCTCCAAAAATTATATTGTTTATATGAATAAATATAGATTACTTCCTGAAATTATTAAACTTCCGGTTGAATATATTATGGGAAGTTCACTTATTGTGGGTAATATAAAATTACTATTTACGTTTATACTATCTATGTTTAGACTACCAGTTATATTCATAGATCCAGTTATTTGGTGAATATCATCTAAACTATCACCAAATTTTGTTGATCCAGATATTAAAAGTGTTTGATAATTAACTACGGATGATGATATTACATAAGTTCTTGCAGTTATTGTTCCGCCTACTAAAAGGTTTCCGTCAAAATTTGCATTTGTTGCATATAATGTTGAAAATCTAGGTGAATCACTTTCTGCCAAACCTAATACACCCCTTTGACCTGATCCAGAAATAATGTTTGTTCCAAATAAATGTGAAAGTGTTTGTGTAGAAGATGATACTATACCACTTGGTTTATTGAGTATATTATCCCAATAAACGCTACCACCCAATTCACCATCAGTAACAAATCCTAAATCTTGAATTTGTTGTGAAGATGAAATTACACCAGAAAATACACCACTAAAAAGTGGAGCAGTAATTGTTCCTTGTGATGTAAGTGAACCACTTAAAAATAATGAACCAGTAAATTGGTGAGTATCATCTATTGTGTCACCGAATGCAGTTGAACCGGATGCCTTAATTGATTGTATATCAACGATTGATGACGATACCACATAAGTTCTAGCAGTAAGAGTTCCATCAATAAATGCATTACCATCTATTGTTAAATTACTACCAGATATATTTCCAAATACAACATTATCATTTGTTCCCAATCCAATAGAACTTCTTTGTGTAGAAGATGATACTATTCCAGTTCCACTCAATACTTGAACTGAACTTGATACAATTCCACTTGGTTTATTTAGAATTTCATTCCATACACTTGAAGTAATAAATCCAAAGTTTTGTATTTGTTGTGAAGATGATATTGTGCCAGCAGCAACAAGATTTGTCAATCCACTACCGTCACCAACAAATGTTCCATATACGGATCCTGATATAAATACCGAACCGGTAAATTGATGTGTGTCCAATATATCATTTCCGAATATATTTGAACCACTACTGAATGATTGGGTTACATTTATTACCGATGATGAAATAATTAACTGTCTAGCAGTTAAATCACCAGTTAGAGTTAAGTTACTAAATGTTGGTGAGTCAGTTGTAGCAAGACCAAGCACTCCTCTTTGAGCAGAACCTGATATTACATTTGTCCCAACAAGGTGTGAAAGGGTTTGAACAGATGATGATACTACACCATTAGGTAATGATGCCGCACCGATATTGGTTAATTGAGAACCGTCACCCTTAAAATAGTAAGCATCTACGGTTCCAGATACAGCCAATAAAGTAACAAGAGATCCAGTTCCGTCAAGAAGTGTTGAGTCATCAACAGGATCCGTTTGAAGTAATCTATAATAAGACTCGGAAACAAATAGATTGGTTAGGTCTCTTTGTGAACTTGGCAATTATTCTCTCTCATAGTGTGTGTATGTATTGATACATTCTCACTATAAATATGTAAAAGATTTTTTATCCAATGATAATTACTTTGTATTGGTTAACATCAACTGCTGCACCAAATACCAATTGAACTGTATCTGCATCTATTACGGTTGCCGTATAAGATGTAACATTTCCCGGAATTACTGCAGCCATTGGATATAATAATTGGTCTGTACCGATGTCTCTAACTGATACCATAATATCCGTACTGTTTACAGTATGAACAACATCATATGTATCTAATATTCCATCACCGATTGTAATTGTATCTTTTGTAGTTCCACTTATTCCAGATGAACCTGCTGAACCAGATGATCCTGGAACTCCAGGAGATCCTTGAGCACCAGCACTACCTGAAGAGCCAGATGTACCAAATGTTTGACCGGATGATCCAGCAGTACCACCTTGACCGGATGATCCAGCAGTACCACCTTGACCGGAAGTTCCACCAGTACCTCCTGCTCCAGAAGTACCAGATGTTCCTCTTGTTCCAGAAGTACCAGATGTTCCAGATGTGCCTGTTGTTCCAGATGTACCTGTTGTTCCAGATGTACCTGAAGTGCCTGCTGTTCCTGAAACACCATTTGATCCAGAAGTTCCGTTTGTTCCACTCACTCCAGAAGATCCCGATGATCCGTCTGAACCAGCACTACCGGATGATCCGTCTGTACCATTTTTACCGTTTGAGCCAGAAGTTCCAGCAGTACCAGTATTGCCAGATGTACCGCCAGTTCCACCATCACCTGACCGAGCAAATGTTATTATTATACTATCACTATTAGCAAATGTTCCAGAACTAACTACATGAGAAACATTTATTTTTTTATATCCCGTAGCAGTTATATTATTAGTTGTGATATTAAATACTACAAATGTAGATGAATCATATTCCTTAAATATACGAATTGTTCCTCTAATAGAATTAGTAGAATCATCTAATGAGGCAATCCAAGTTGATGATATATCAACGCCAGAAGAATTTAAATCGTCTATAAAAATTTGTGTGACATTAGAATATGTTGCATTGTTAAATTTTAAATTCCCATTAATAGTATCAGTATCATCAGTATTTGTATTAAAAATATATTTCTGACTGTTACCACCAAAAAGTCCAGAAGATCCACTTGTTCCAGCATTTCCACTAGTTCCATTTGTTCCAGAAGCACCAGCTGTTCCGGATGTTCCATTTGTTCCTGATGTTCCAAATGTACCATTTTCACCGGAAGAACCTGATGTTCCAGGATTACCAGTATCTCCTTTACCACCGGATGATCCAGATGATCCATCCGAACCCGCACTACCTGATGTTCCTGATGTTCCATCTGTTCCAGAAGTTGCAGATGTTCCCGATGTTCCAGGTATTCCCTGACCCCCACTAGTTCCATTTGTTCCAGAACTACCAGCAGTTCCAGTAGTCCCACTACTTCCAGAAGAACCAGAATCACCGGAAGATCCCGATGTTCCTGAAGGACCCATCACACCATTTGATCCGGATGAACCAGCAGTTCCTGAAGTTCCAGATGTTCCCGGAACACCAGTATCTCCCTTTACACCAGAAGATCCAGATGATCCATCCGAACCCGCACTACCTGATGTTCCTGATGTTCCATTTGTTCCAGAAGTTGCAGATGTTCCCGATGATCCAGGCATTCCCTGAATCCCACTAGTTCCAGATGTGCCATTGGTTCCAGATAATCCCGATGTCCCAAATGTACCATCCGTACCGGATGAACCACCACTTCCACTTGTACCATTAATACCGTTTATACCACTTGATCCGGATGTTCCACCGGTTCCAGATGATCCAGATGTACCACGATCTCCACTTGTTCCAGAACTTCCATTTTCACCAGATGATCCAGACGTTCCATTTTCGCCGGATGTGCCTGTGGTTCCAGATGATCCAGACGTTCCATTTTCGCCGGATGATCCGGATGTGCCACCAGAACCGGTATCTCCTTTTATACCAGATGATCCAGCTGTTCCGGATGTTCCATTTGTTCCTGATGTTCCAAATGTACCATCTGAACCATCAATTCCAGATGATCCAGCAGTTCCAGATGTTCCATATGTTTGACCAGATGATCCAGCAGTTCCAGATGTACCGGATGTGCCCGCATCACCGGTATCTCCTTTTACACCATTTGTTCCAGATGTACCATTTTGTCCGTTTGTTCCAGATGTACCATTTTGTCCGTTTGTTCCAGATGATCCATCTGTTCCTGATGATCCAGATGAACCAGATAATCCAGAAGATCCTGAAGATCCTGAAGATCCAGATGAACCATTTACTCCAGCTAAAGATATTGACCACGTTGAATATGTGCCACTACCAACACTTCCATCTATATTAACTACAAATTGACCATTTCCACTATTGTACGAAGTAACTACACCAAGCATTTTATTATTAGAATCATATGCAATAATAATAACTTGACCTACAATAAAAGACAAATTAGTTTCCACTGTAAATGTTTTTGATCCAGTTCCAATCGTATTACTAGTGCTTGATGATGTTGTATACTTATCACCAGAAAATCCAGATGAACCCGTACTACCACTTGTTCCAGATGTACCGGTTGTTCCAGATGTGCCTGTTGTTCCAGATGTACCGGTTGTTCCAGATGTGCCTGTTGTTCCAGATGTACCGGTTGTTCCAGATGTGCCTGTTGTTCCAGATGTACCTGTTGTTCCAGATGTACCAGATGATGCACTTGATCCTGATGTTCCAGAAGTTCCAGAGCTTCCACCACTTCCAGATGTCCCATATGTTTCACCGGATGTACCAGAAGTACCCGTTGTACCAGATGTACCGGTTGTTCCAGATGTACCGGTTGTTCCAGATGTGCCTGTTGTTCCCGATGTACCATCTATACCGGAAGAACCTGATGTACCGGTTGTTCCAGATGTACCATCTATACCGGAAGAACCTGATGTACCGGTTGTTCCAGATGTACCGGTTGTTCCCGATGTACCAAATGTTTCACCGGATGTACCAGAAGTTCCTGAAGTTCCAGCTGAACCAGTAGAACCTTGAGAACCATTTTCTCCAGAACTACCGCTTGTTCCAGATGTGCCCGAAGTTCCAGATGTACCATATGTTTCACCAGATGATCCAGAAGATCCTGATGATCCAGAAGATCCTGATGATCCAGAAGATCCTGATGATCCAGAAGATCCAGATGTGCCACCAGAACCGGCAGTTCCAGATTGGCCAGATGAACCATCTGATCCGGATGATCCACTTGTTCCGGAAGAACCTCCGGATCCACTTTCACCAGAACTACCATTATTTCCAGATGAGCCACCTGTTCCGGATGATCCATCCGAACCGGATGAACCGTTTGATCCATTAGCACCACCAGCACCGGGAGCACCTTGAGCACCGGATGATCCATTCGTTCCCGATGTACCATTTGCTCCAGGGGAACCAGATTCACCTGATGATCCGTTGGTTCCATTTGAACCAGTAATAGTAGTAGCATTGTGTGCATAAGATGCAGATATTGCATATCCTGATGTTCCTGCTACTGAACCTGTTAGATTTCCTGTAAATTGGCCATTGAATGAACCGGTAAATCTACCACCATTTATTGTGGTATCATTACCAGCTGCATATAGATTACCGCCAACAAAAGGAATTCCTGTTTTGATGAAACTTTTATCTGCGGGTTTAGATGTAAAATCAAAAAATTCAAATTTAAAATCTAAATATTCATTTCTATGAACATTTTTAATAGGAACGTATAGAATAGTATTACTAGGTGAAAACCCTAAATCTAATTTTTCTTTAATAGATATATCGGATATTGTTGCATTATCTCTCATTAAAAATTTTAATACACCGTTACCGCCAAAATTTGGAACTATTGGAATTGAATAATTAAAAGCAACAGCACCATTTGATCCAGTTCCAGGTACATCACCCAAATACTTTCCGTGTGGTGAATTATTTACAAATGCACTTCCTTCAATATAAACTGCAATTTTTTGCGGTCTAGTATCTTGTTGCGGTGTACCTAATGAATAATTAAATGACAGATTGTAAACAGAATTTGCAACAAAAGTTGTTGCATAACTGGATGTTTGTATTAGTAAATGTTCTTGATTTCCAGAAAGAGTAGATCCTATGGATGGAACAAGTTGTATTCCATTTGGAATAAACCTTGAACTGGTTACTTTTGTAGCACCCGGAGCACCGTTTATTGCTTCAACTCTCCAATAATTAACAGGATCAATTGAAGATGTGGTTGTTGATCCCGAAACTGTCAATATCAATTTATTATCAAAAACTCCCAAAGGATTTTCAATTATATTATTATTTGACTCAACTAATGTATTTTTTGGATAAACCTCACCATCATAAGCCAATTCAAATTCACTTGATGGGCGGAATGAACTTTTCGTATGAACTTTTACCCTTGTTACCTTACCAGTATCTACATCTAAATTAGTAATATCTATTTTAGCATACGGTTTAAGATTTTCCGTTATTACCCTTTGTTTTGAACTATCATTATATTCAATCACATAGTGTTGCTGTTGTATAGAAGTGACTGGTTTTAATAAACCTCTATCTCTTCCGAAAGATGCGGTTACAAACATTCTATCTTCAAGAGTTATTCTTGCTGGAGCACGGAATGCCGCAACAGAAGTTTTAAATGGTTGATCACCGTATGCTCTAGATCCAGATGGAAATGTTAGTTTTGATAGAAAAGGAAAGGATACAGTTCCACCTTTCATTTCAGGTTTGAATTCATTTTTACCGTCAATTAATGAAACAGAATCTGCATTATACGAATAAGATCCAGTTCCACTTAATTTTTTTAATTTTTTGTCATCAAATTTTTCTTCAATAACATAAGAAGAAATTTCTTTTATATCAAATGAAGGGGTTTTTGAAAATATAATTTTTGAGTCATTTTTTTCAAAAGAATTTAAATTCATCCTATGGATGTACTTAAAATTTCTACTAACTACGTCGTTCCTTGGAAGACTTTTTAATGATAAATCATGGGATGCCGTTCCAACAAATATAATACTAATTTCACCAATAAGGTTTATATCATATATGTATATTGATAAAATTCTAGATCCATCAACATCCAATTTATTTGTACTTTCATAATAAATTGTTCTACCATTACTAGCAACAATATCAATTTCAATTGGAAAGTTTGATGATAGATATTTAAAATTTGGCTTATATGTAAAATGATTTTTACCAGATTTTATCAAATTTTGTTTTGAAGTTACATTGATAAAATTAGGAGAATTTGAAGTTTTATCTTCAAATCGTGTACGAACTCTGCCCAAATTTTTACTTTGTAATTCTCGTCTTATCATCTATTTCTCAATTATGTCTCTATTTTAGAAAATCCGTTTTCTTTTTTAATCTCAATGTGATTGTCCACCATGTCACGAACACTATCTATGTGTGATATAAGTATCACAAACTCAAATTGTGTTTTCAAATACTCCATGAACAGAGAGAAGTTTGCCATAACTGTTGGATCAAGAACACCCAATCCTTCATCTATTGCAATAAAGTTTGGTCTTGGTAAAGACGAAACTTGTATCAATGCTGTTCTTATGGCAAGTGATGAAATAAATTTTTCCATACCACTTGACAATTCCAAATTCCAAAAACGGTCATCGTCATATACTATGTATGTGTTAATACTCTTTCCGTCTGTATCAAATAGGACTTGAAAATCAACCACATTTGCCAATATATTATTTGTTTCTTCTTGAATACTTGGCAAAGCATTACTTATCAATTCATACGGAACACCGTTTCTATTTACCGCCTTCAAATAATAATCGTATGCTTCATATTCTTTTTCAAGGTCTTTCAACTTTTGTATAGATACTTCACATTCATCTATTACCTTTTCACTAACCTTTACATTTCCATTATACTCTAAAATACTTTCATCAATTTTCTTCAATTCAACTTTTAATAGAGTATTCTTTTCAGTTTCCAATTCATCAATTTCTGATTGAATTTTGTTATTCTGATTGATGGCATCTTCATTTTCTTTATACTTTTCAATCTGAATATCTATGTTACCAATTTCATCATGTATTCTTTTCTGTTCTTCTTTTGCAGAAAAAATTTGTTTTTCTACCGAATAAATTTGTTTCTCATATTTGAAAGCACTATTTTCGAGAGAATGTAATTTTTCTAATTCAGAATAAACGGGTGAATTTTTTGTAAATTCCTCGTTCAAATTACGCAATTCAAAATTCAATTCATCTCTGTCTTGTTCAAATCCCCAAATCTGTGATTTTGCTCTTTCTGCATCCTTAACAAAAACATTATTTACACAAAACTCACAGTTTGGATCATACTCATGGTCTTTCAAATTATCAATTTTATCTTGACAATGTTGGACTTTTAACTTTACACTACGCAAATCAGCTTCAAGTTCTGTTATTCGGTTACGAACAATGTCAATCCTTTCTTTCTTTTCCATAAGAGTTTCTTTATCAAACTCTTTTGATAAACCAATATACTTTTCATGTGATGTTTTTGCATCACCCAATTCATCCTCTAATGACTTTATTTCATTTATTAAATCATTACTCTTTCTATCTAATAAATATCTCTTATCTAATAATGATTGGACAGATTTGGAAGAAAAATTGTCTGCAATCGGTATTAGTTTTTTATTTAATTCGGAAATGAAAACGGTTAATTTTTCTATTTTTTTCTCAATATAACCCTTCTGATCAGTTGTTTCTTCCAAAAGTATTGTATTTGCTTTATGAATACCAATGGCATCTGCTAATTTTGTTGAATGGTCTTGTTTCTTAAATTCCTTGACCAATGCCTGTAATCCCTTCACTTCATCCGTAGCAATAGAATTTAGTTCCTCAAATAAATTTAAGTCAAAGAATTGTGCCAACAAATCCTTTCTATCCTTTTGTGCTTTATCTACGAAGTTTGTATTATTACCTTGCAATGACATTGCCGTTAGGACAAAATCATCATAAGTTCCGATATACTTCCGTATGGCGTAATTAGTCCCATCACGGTCTTCGCCGTTGAGTGATACCAAATCACCGTTTTCTTCATACCAAAAATCTACATTAACTTTTACATTTCCTTTCTTTTCTTTCGTGGCAACTCTCTTTATGTAAAAGTTTTTCTCACCAATCATAAAATGTAGTTTACATTGAAAGTTATCTTTTTTATTATTGAGAACTTGTGCTGCTTTGAATGTTCTCGAGCATTTATCAAATAGACAGAACATAATTGCATCAAGAATGGAAGACTTACCACTTGCATTTGGTGCAAACAATCCGTATATTCCATTCATCCCATCTAATTGTATTCTATTACCCTTACCGTATGAAAACATATTTTCAAATTCAAATGAAATTGGTTTCCATATAAGATTACGAACAACATCACTTTCTGATAATTTGGTATTTACATTTCTATTTATACCCCTAATCTTTTCAAGTATATCGTCTGTTACTGAAAACTTATCGTTTACATAATTAGTAATAAGTTTGTTTTGGTATTCAACATCACGAATTTTACCAATTGGATTTACTTTTGTTTGAACATTACCATTACTTGAACCAACAAGATGTTGTGTCCTAATATCTATAACATTTGTCAATGATTTTAGTTCAGTCATTATTTGATTAACTTCTGAATGTTGTGTGTTTGATATTCTCAAACGAATAGAATTATACTTTGTCCACTTTGTTGGCAACTTTTTAATTTTACCGTTTTCAACATCAATAGTGTGATATGACCAATCGTTTTCAATTTCAATAAACTTTGATTTTTTATTCTTAATATCCCATTCAATGATACCGTGAACTAAACCTTCACCATAATTTTGTTGTATGAGTGAACCCGCATAAGCAAACTTACCATCAACATCAAGATATTGAAACTTATGAATATCTCCAAACATACCATAGTCGAACCCATCAAACATTTCAATCTTTACATCATTGTGTTTCATAAGAACACCGGCATCGGTTGCTGCTCTATCAACTGGTCCATGATACAATACTATTTTTGCTCTATCACTTTGAACATCATTTGCTAAAATAAAGTCTTTTGGATTTTCGTAAACAGAATTAAGAAAAAAATCAACATTCTCCAATGAGTATACACCGGTTTGTTTTAGATAAAATAATTCATTCATTTCACCATTTATCATAGAAACAATCGGTGAAAGTGCATCCATTCTACTCATGTTATTCAAGTTACAGTCGTGATTACCTGCAATCAAAATTGTTGGTGCAATTCTTGAAAGAGTATCAAGAAATTCAGTAACCATATTAACAAGTTCAGGTGTCATGTCTGTTTTTGCATGAACGATGTCACCGGCAAGATATATTATTGTGTTAGGATTTTCTTTTACTTTACTTTCACAAATATCATAAAGTTTTTTGAACACACTTCTATATTCATCGTGTCTTTTTAGATTACGAATGTGAACATCAGCAATATGTAATATGGTATCAACACGGGAAAGTCCGCCTGACCACAATGTTTCTTTAAGCATATAATATCCTTTGTTTAATTATATCATAACTGTCTGTTGGTGGTGTAACTGATTTCAAACTTGAAAAATCCTTGAAACCCATTTCATTTATATCTTTACTTTGCATTTGAACTATTGAAACATTTATACCTTCTGATAGAAGCGATGAAGATATTTTTATGGCATCCGAATAAGCATCATTATCAAGTGCAACAATTATTTTTGGTGGTTTGCGAAGTAAAATTCTTTCTCGAAGTTTTGGTTGAATAATTTTGCCGAAGAGTGGAACTGCATTATATCGTGCAGTAATTGCATCGAATACACCTTCAACAAGTGTAACCGGTTCATCCCAATCAATAAAACAATCAAATCCAATAACATCTTTACTCCATTTTGGATTTTTATATTTTAATGTGTCTTCTTCAAAAATAGAACGAGAAACAAAAAAGTTTAGATTGAAGTTTTCATCATAAGATGGAACAATAATTCTGCCAGAATAATTACCATTAGGACAATAACCAATCCCATAACGCAATATATCCGTTCTACCAATTCCTCTTGATTTCAAATAATTTAATGCTTGTTTCATTTGCATTTTTACTTGAATGTCTTTTATCTTTGGGTATTCGTATAAACGGATAAATTCTTTTGGTAAAACCAATTCTTCTTTTGTTTCGGATTTATCTTTAATGTATAGATTTTTTGTTTTGAGTATTTTATTTAAGTCATCTAGGTATTGTTTACCTGCTTTTACTTTTTTGAATAGTGAAACTATACTTCTACCTTTAGCATTACTAACCCAACAATGCCATGGATTTTCACCGTTATTGTTTACAGTTAAATCAATTTCAAGTTTTGGTTTGTAATGACTGATGAAAGGTGAAAAGAATGAATAATTGTTGCCAGATGTTCTTCTACCTTTACCAAGAACTTTCTCAACAAGAGATAACAAATCGTAATTTATCATAACCACACTTTACGGAAAATAATACTTGTAACAAATATAAGAAAAATTTGTTACAATTACAAGCATTCTTTTAACCATTCTTCTGCCAACCGCTCCGTGAAAGGTTCCACCGTATTTCTTTCATACTCCCGTATTTTATTCCAATATTCATTGCTGAATGATGTAATTTTGTTGATAGCATTCGGAAGATTTTGGTCTATGGTTAGCTCCATGGCTTCTTTAAGAAGATTTTACTTTTTCATTTTACGTTGAACTATTGCATCTTGAAGTTCGTATTGTAAACTCATTACTAACCACCCTGTATCGTCTGAAATAGCGTCTGCAATTTCATCTTCGTCATCAACTTGATACGTTTTACCTATTACAGAAGCAACAAATTTTTTCTGTTCTGCTGGAGATACATCCCCATAATCGTCATCTGATTCAAAATCAAATTCAACAGCTGTAATTTTCGCATTGATTTTACCACTGGCTTCATTGATGTTTTCCTTCAAAAGACCAGCAAGTTTTTGCATTCTTTGTTTATTCATTCATAATCTCCAAAAAAAATACTTGGTATAGCAATAAATATAAGAAAAATTTGTTACAATTACAAACATTCTTTCAACCATTCCTCTGGTATTTCTTTTTTTGCCCAATGCCACCCTTTCTTATCACAGTATTGAGCATAGGTTGTTTTACTTCCTTTGTATAATTTTGCATTTGGATTTTGGAATACAAAACGAATGTCTATTTCTGGATATTGATCGAATATCAAATCAAATTTTAATCTGTCTGTTTTTACCCATCTACCCTTTGTTTCAATATACATTTTGTTGCCATCCGTTTTGTTTAGGACAAAATCTGGCGTATAATTGTGTTTAGTTTCCGGTTGGATGTAGGATATTTTTTCACTTTCGTAGGAGAATGATTTACCATTTTCTTTAAGCATATCATTTACTATATCTTCTAACCCACTACGAAATCCATGTTTTATTGCAACTTGATTTCTACGCATTAAATATCAAACCTTACAATAAAATTCATATCTACATCATCTCGTTTTGCTGTTGGATTTGCTAACTTTGCAATAGCAACTAATTCTTGATTATCATTATACAAACCAATTGTTGTTACATAAGGATTAAAATATGAACCAGTTACATAATCTTCTATTAAATGTGAATCACTATCTTTATCTTTTCGTATACTTGGATTTTGTGTAAAATTAAATTCATGTCTACGAATTTTACAAATAATTTCATGTTCATAAAATGTTACTTGTGATTTAAACTTACCTTCAAATCCATAATCTGTTGTATGATAATCAAAATTACCGTTTCTTCCAAGCAAAGCATTATTATATTTTGGTCTTGGATCAGCTATCGTTATTATACCTTCATTGTAAAACACATTACCAACACGTCTTGATTGATATGCATAACCATATTGATAATCATTATCATATAAATTTGCAATGTCATTTGAATTTAAAAATTTATTGTAAATTCTTACTTCATCCAAAACTCCGTGATAAGATGAAATATCTGTTCCATTTCCTGCAATATAAAAATTACTATCATTTCTTGTTCCAGAAAGTGTTGGCAAATCTTGACTAATATCAAGATTTCCGTCTACCCATATTTGTAAACAACTTGCGGATTTTTGACAAACAATATGATGCCAAGTTTGTGTAGATAATGCACTTGAACTAACTTCATTTATTCTATTTATTGATTTTTGTTTAAATAGTATTTTGTTTGGTTCTTCATGTGTATAATTTGTTAATGTTATATCAAATGGATATTGATTAATTGATTTTTTAGTTTCAACCGTTTCTATTTTATTTTTTACATTAACACCATCAACAGTAATTTCAAATATATCAAAAGGATTATCTGATTTACTTCCTTGCACTAAATAATCTTTATATGTTACATAATTTTTTGTAAAAAGATTATTATATGTGTTTGTTGTATCTGATTGAGATACTGGAACATTTAACCAAAAACTAAATGCAAAATTTTCATTTCTTCCAAAATTAAATCTATTTTTTTCTTGAACATGAAAATATGATCCGGTTAAATTTACAGAAATTCCAGAAGAGGCACTTACATCATTTAATGGTATTCCAGAGCTATATGATATTTTTTTAAAACTACTACTTACAATTTTTACATTATTTTCTCTAATAGAATAGTCAATTACATAGTCACTTCTTTTTTTACGAAAATCTCTTTCACGATATTTTTCGTTAAATCCAACATACAATACTAAATTATTTTTGTCAATAATTTTTGTAGGATTAATAGATGTGTCTAATATATTACCATAACCATCATCTACTAATGTATAATTCAATGAAGACGTTGTTATATTAAAATGTTTTATTTCAATACTTTTTTTGTAAATACCTTCACCTATACATGATCTTGGTATAACAAGCATTGAACCGGACTCGGACAAAGATTTTTCTAAAGTATAATCCATAACATACGATGAAACTTTATCATTTTTATTATAGTCCGTATAGTAGTTATGATCTAAATAATACCATAATAATTTTGGATCTAAACTTTGAGATAAAAAAGGTCTTTGATATAATGATGATGAAATGTTTACAATGTTTCCAAAATACTTATGATTTTCTGGATATAAAAATCTATAAGGTTCAATTTTATTATTTGCATAATAATTTATACTGGAAGTATTTGTTGTAAATTCCCAAGTTTTTTTTACAGTAATAGGTCTAATTGTATAATCACCTGATTTTAGTCTTTTGAATACATAATTTGAACCGGCGCCATCAACCATAAATGGTTTATAGCCACTTCCAATTACAGGATTTAATGGAGGATTTTGGCGTTGGGGTGATATATCAAGAGTTTCCATTTTTTAAATTAACCTAACTCTAACTTGAAAAATATATTCAGTATTTCTATCTTTTCTTAATGGTCTATGTGTGTTTCCAACGGCAACCAAATCCCCATTTCTATTGTATAATCCAACAGATGTTATGTATGTAAATGGTGTAAGTATTTGAAAATTCTTTAAAGAACCACTATCATTTGTATATGTATAATTATTTGTATAATTAAATTCATTACCTTGAACACGGCAAACATAAGTCTCTCTCATGTATTCTTCGGTAGACCTACCAAACCATGAACCACTTGTTGTTCTCATTGGATTAGGAGAACATGAACCACTAATAGATAATAATAATTTTCTACTGTTATCACCATCAATTGATGCAGTAACAGTATTAAATGAACATGATTGATCCATCATTGTTCCATCTAATACTATAACGCCATTTTTTGGAAAAACTATACCCCATGCTTCTTTGTTATTATCATCATATGCACCTTCTTGAATTGATCCTGATATTAAATAATAATGGTCTTGTATGTAATTTACAATACTTTCACTTTCATCAACATCATTACTATCATCAATTAGAGTATAGATTTGACCACTTGTATAATCTACTTGGAAGTTACTTCCCGTGTTTATTAATTGATTTGAACTTGATGAAAGTGGACAAAATGTAATTTGTATATTACCTGGATCAATTCTATCTTTAATATCGTCTCTATTAAATTCAATAACATAAATATAATCGGATGTTTTACCATCTTTAAACTTAAATTTACCTTCGGTTGTTCCCATATATTCTAGCATATATTTTCGATAAATACTTTTTGATGGCAGAATGTCTATGTCATCTACAATATAACTTGATCCAGAACCATCGGTATGACCAAATGCTAAATCAAATCTATGGTATGCATTTGAGTTTGTTGGTGGTGTATCGTAAACGGGAATAAAATATTTTGAATGACTAACACTCGTAGAACCAGTATAAAATGTAGATATTTTTTCTCCACTACATCTAAACAATCCTCTTGTTTTTAATAGTTTTATTGATTTAAAATAATCATTTGCTTTTGATATTCCTTTAAAAATATAAGGAGGATCTGGAAACCAATCTTCTGCTATATCCAAATCAATAAATGGATCAGGTTGTACAATAGGTGGTTTTGACGAGTTTGTTCCAACATCATTGATTTGATCACCACCGTATCTAAATCCTTCAATTATACCAAATCTATCATAATCCGCCATAAACCCAATAGGAAAACCAACTATTGGCGGATAACCTCTAAATTTTGTAAAATCTATGTATCTTTTTAATAAATTTAATATCAGTATGTTTATTGTTTTCCAATCAACATCTAATTTTTCTAATCCCGTCAATGCATTTTCTATCAAAATAGACATTGCAGAATGTTCTTCATCGTTTGTTACAATTTCTATATTATTTCTTCTAAAATTTATATCCCATATTTGTGTAAACATTTGTGAAGAAACGATATTATTTACTAATACTTGATCAGTTATGTTTGGTCTATTTCTATAAACTTGTCTTGAGGCCAATGCGGGTATAACAGTAAGTCTTAACCAACTTAATAAATCTATTCTGTTTGCTGTACCGGTTGGATTTTCTTTTTGATAATCAAAATCAACCAACTGACCATAGGTTTGTATTGCATTTCTGTTGTCAATAAATGTTGTTGGATCAAATGTATTTGCACCAGATGTTATTACGTCTAATGAAAATCTTTGATCAACTACTGATGGTCTTGTTGCACCTGCCGGTAAAATTGCCAAATTATATTTAAATTCTGTATCTATTACTGGCATAAATGGAACAGAATTTGGAGTTGCATTTGAGAAAAATTCAATTATATTATCAAGTATTTCGTCTTTTACTAAAAATACAAATCTTGCATGTATTTGACTTTTCCATAAATCTTCATAATATTCATCAACAACATCCTTGTAAGATCCATCTACATTTTTTGGCCAACCAGAAAATAAAGGAACATGACTTAATGCCAATTCATTTGGATAATTTTCCTGTTCTATCCATAAACATTCTAAATCATACAAAAAATCTTTTGAAATTTTTGTTTCTTTTTCAAGAAATGATAAACTTTCTGCATTCAAAAAACCAATCTTATATGTAAAATTTTGATATTTTCTATCAGTACCATCTAATTTTAACTTTGGAGAAAATGGCATTAAATGATATATGTTTACAAGTTCTTGTGGTGGAGTGTTTTTTGCAATACCTGCATTGTATTGTTCTGACATTTGGTTTAATACAATTTTTGTATCATCTGCATTTGCCGTTAGTATATTTTTTGACGAAGCAAAAAATACTTCAATGTTAGTGGGTACATTAACTGTTAATTTATCAAGTTTTCCATCTATTCGATTTACATTAAAAGTAAACGTTCTTGTGGTTGATAATGCAAACTGATTTGCAGTTCTGTGAATGTTTAATACTCTAACAGTTCTACCAAGCAAAACAAGATTATCACCATTTTTGATTGCACCAATATATCCAACATCCATAGCTTCAAATTCACTTGGAGTTGGTTTAGTTTGTGCTGCACTTAATGTCCATTGTCCAATAGTTGTACTTGCTATACCAGGACTAATTATCAATATCAATGACCTAAAATTTTCAAATAAAGGATTTTTTTTGTAAAGGTCATTCCATTCAGTTACATATGTGGGAATTGTTGATCTTAACCATTTTTCAAAAGGATCCTTTCCACCTTTTTTGATATAATTGTTGATATAATCTTTTACAGTAAGAGCAATTTTACTTATTAAAGTAAATTCATCTAATGCAAGAGGATTTGTAATTCTACCACTTATATTATTACCAGAAATCAATATACTGGTTGCTTCTTTATTATTCAATGCAACTTTGTAGGCATTTACTATAATTTGTTGTTGAGAACTTAATGCCATAACTTCACTTTATATTATTACCAATGTAGACGTATTTTTATCAATAAATCAACATTTGGTGTTTTCATTAAAGGTTTACTTAATTTTGCAATAGCAAGCAATTCTCTACTGTTATTATACAATCCAATAGTTGTAATAAATGTAATAGGATCATTTTTAAAACAATCATAACGAATAAGTCCAGTTGTTTGATTTGTTGGATTTTCTAATACAAATGTAGGATTATTACTGTAATTTGCCATATTAGCAGAAACACGAATAAAATAATGATTTGTTGTTTTATTGTTTATATTTCTTGCTTTCATTGGATAATTTAAATCCGATGCACCAACAATAGATTTATACAACTTGAATGCATTATCACCGGCTATATTACTACCAGTTACACTATTAAATGAAAGTTCTTCATTTAATTTTTTTGCATCCAAAATAATTAAACCAGAATTTGGATAAACAATACCATATGTTTTAAATGTTGCATTTGTTTCTTCCGTTCCAAGTCCTGTTGAATGAGCACCATCTGCAAGACTACCACTTATTAAATAATAATAAACATCACCATATTCATTTGTACAACTAATTTCTTCGGTTAAATCATTTGAATTATCAATAAATGTTAAAACTTTATTGGATGAACTTACTTGTACATTACTACCAGTATGGATATTATTGGCATAAGAATTTCCACTTAATTCACTTAATCCTATTTCAAAATTACCTGGATCAAGTTTATTTACAATTGCATCTCTATTGAAATTAATAATATAAATTTCATCCGATAATGATACAGTAGCATTTGTATAAAAACTAAATTGTTTTTCTGGTGGATCCAAAGAAATTAATCTTGCCTGTGAATATATTGCTCTTGTTGGTGAGTCATTTGATTCATATCCAGACATTTTTGAACCAGAACCGTTGTAATGACCATAAGCAACACCAAAATAATTTATTAAATCACATTCTTCACAATCAGTTATTTGATAATAGTATTCTTTTGATGAGGTAGATTGTAATGAACTTGTTGCATAACAAGTTAATGATTGTTTGTCATTGAACAAACCTCGTATAACTTTTGTTTCTCTACCAGTTAATACATCTTTTGTATCAATTAATCCATTGTATACTCTAATTGGATTGTCTAAACAATGTGCAGATTTATTTCTTCTTTTAACTTTTATTCCTGGACCTAATCCACTAAAATTTTCTTTGGATAAAATTCTTAATCCAGGAAGTTTATATCCACCAGGAGTAGTATAATCTGGATATTTTATGTAACATTTTGAAGCATGAATTTCAAAACAACCACATGGATCACTTGGATCAACATATGGTTCTTCATCATTACATTCTTCTTTTCCTATACATCCAGGAAATAGTGGTTTACCTGTACTATCAAATGCAGGACGTACATCAAGAAAATCTATTTCTACTACACTGGCTTGTGAACTTTCTGGTATAAAATTATCATCAACCCATTTTTCATAACGAACTGGATCTTTTCCAGGACAATTTTTTGTTACAATAATTTTTCTTTCATTAGCAATAAACCTTAATCTTCTTCTAATTCTACCCTCATAACAAGGTTGATCTGGAACTATTGTATACATATTTTCAGTTGAATATTCATCAACATAAATAAGATCACCATTTGATCCTACTTTTTGACGCCTTTCTACTGTTGGTTGTTCAACTTCAACGCAATCATTGATGTCATCTCCACCACAAATACATTCGCCTTTACCTCTACATCCAGATGGATATGCATTTTCAATTCTTCTAGCTTGAGCATCATCATCGGTATTTATATTGTAATTAAACTCTGCACTATTTTGTATACCAGATTTACTTAATCTTTGAATTTGACCGGCAAGACCACTATAAACAGAAACACTTTCGTATAATCTAAAATTTTTACCACTTGAATCTTTTGTTCGCATCATTATTTTATCAATGTACGAACCTCTACTATTATCAAATGGATTATCTACACCACTTCCTATTGGAATACAGGGTTGATCTGAAAATGCAAATCTAACATTTACTTTTGCATTAATACCAGTTCCAACACCAGACATTATTAATTCTATTATTCCCTTTCCAGAAATTGTTTGAGACCATGGAATTAAATTTCCATTTCCGTCTAACGTTTTCCATTCTTGATATGCTCCTATATCAGACATATCATACCATGATTGCCAAACTGGTCTTCTACAAGTTGCTAATTGTGTTTTTTCATCAAGAGGTCCACAATCTTCATAGTAATATGATAATATAGACTCAGCAAGAACTATTCCAGAATAAGCAATTCCAGTTTTTGTTTCCCTTCTTCCACTTCCAGCACGTGTTAAATCACCACCAAAATCTGCAATACAACAATAATATAAGTCCGCAACTAATCTACATCTTTTTACACCTGGCTCACGTAAAAATGAAAAATCTTCATTTGTTACATCACCATATTTTATATCAACTTGTTCTTCTCGTATATTACCCAAAGATAATATAATAGATCCACCTAGAGTATTAGCACAATCAGTTAAAAACAAATTAGTTGTGGTTGGTAAATCCCCTCTTGTTGTTGGGGTATTATCTTTTAAATTTTTTAAAAGTGTAAGATCTCCAGTTATCAGTTTATTATTTAATTGTAAATAATCTTTAATGCCGGTTACAAATGCACCTGGATCTGATAATAATGTACTTTTTTGAAGTATACCATTTAATATAGAATATATTGTTTGTGCAGCAGTTGAATTACCATTTCTTTCATAATAATCTATTGCATCAAAATATCCTCTTAAATCAGCAAGTGTAAGCGATCTATAATCATCATCGGTAACTGGTGTTTTTAAACTCATTTAAATAACTCTTATTAGTAATCTAACTTAATTTTGAAAATCGATTCATGGTCAAACGTATTTTTAATCGGTTGACTCAATTTAGCAACAGCAAGTAAATTTTCTGCATCATCATACATACCAATTGTTGTAATAAATGTTTCTGGATTACCAGCTGTTCCCATTGATGGACCCATTGTAGGATGTTTTAATTGACCGTAATTGAGAGTATTTCCTGCATAAAAACTTGGATTATTACTATAATTGTATTCATTCCAACGAACTCTTGCGAAATAATATAAAGAAGAAATTACTTCGTTTGTTCTTCCTTGAAAGTATAAACCGTTTGATGTAGCTCCCTGCATAGACGTAACTAATCTTTTATGATTAAATGTTCCACTTCCGGTATCTGGTGCTCTATTTGTATCAAAAGAACAAGAAACATCTAATGCTTTACCATTTAATACAAATATTCCATTGTCTGGATAAAATAATCCCCATGGAGTTTGATCCTCTGAATAAATACCATCAATTATACTACCACTTACTATTCTATATTGTCTGCCACCTTGACCATTTAATTCCGTAGTAGTTCCAGAGGAATTGTCAATCAATGTGGTCATACTGGCAGTTGGGTTTACTGAACCGGTGTGATCCAATGAAGCCAATGAGAATTGCCAATTTCCCGTGTCAATTCTATCCTTAAATCTTGCGGTGTTTACATTTATTACATAAACATAATTGGAACTTTCTTCTGTTGGTTCACCATCATTGAATGTAAAAATATCTATACCAACAGGCAATAGTAATTGTGCATATTGGGAATAATTTGTTTTTGTTGGTCTAATATAAAGATCTGTTCCCAAAGATCCAGTTGATGATCCACTTGAGTCATAATCACAATAAGCAATAGAAAATTGACTTTCTGCACCTTCAACATTGGATTGACTATTGAAACATTCAATATAATATTCTTGTTGTGTTATATTTTGAGTAGAACTTGTATGAATAGCTGTTAATGCCGCCTGTCCATTGGACCAAAGAGGAGCAGTAACTACTTCTCTTTGATCCGGATGAATGTCAGTATCTTCATTAAATTGTTTGTAGATATAATTTGTCATAACTTAATACTCTTATTTTAATATACTAATCTTACTGTGATTATCAATTCCGAATTTGGTGATTTAATTATTGGTTGACTCAATTTGCCAACAGCAATTAATTCCGCAGGTTGTTGATTATTATACAAACCAATTGATGTTATGTATGTATACGGAGATTCTACAAACATTTGATGTCTAATTTTTCCTTTGGATGATTGATCTTGTGATCCTGTAACATACGTTGGGTTATTAGAGTAATTAAATTCTGTATTACGAACACGAATAAACACATAATGTGTATTTCTTACATCAACTGCTCTAGCAGTAAAACCAACTGTTTTATTTGAAGCGGCACCACTTATTGATGTAAATATTTTATATGAATTATCACCATATAATGAGCTACTACCAACTGTATTAAATGAAGCAGAAACATCTAATGCGTCTGCATCCAAAAGAATAACACCTCTATCAGGATAAACTACACCATAATAATGTGGATCATCACTATTGTGAATACCATTTAATAGAGTTCCACTAACTATATTTTTTGGAACAGATGTAGTATCACTAAATTCCAAAAAATTAGAAGAATCATTTGAGTCATCAATTAAAGATATTACTTTTTTAGACGAACTTACTTGAACATTACTACCAGTAAATACATTGTTGGCATAAGCACCGCCATTTAATTCTGCCAAATTTATTTCAAAATTACCTGGATCAAGTTTATCACCAAATTTATCTTGGTTAATGTTTATTACGTAAAAATGTTTTATTTCTTTTTTGAAACCATTTAATCCACTAATATAAATCCCTTCTTCATCACCATCAAGACATGATAATTTGTATTGAGAATATATTGCCCGTGAAGGTGTATCGTTTATTTCACCACCTTCATTTTTTGATCCAGAGCCAGCAATATGACCATATGCTACAGAAAACATACGTTCATCATCACATTCAAGTGATGCAGAAGACCATACTTCATAATAGTATCTTTTAGACGAAGTTCCTTGTAAAGAACTTGTATAAAAATTTAACAATTCTGCAACACCATTTTCACTATTCCACAAACCTCTTGTATAAATTGATTTGAGGTTTGTACCGAGAGTATCTGTTATTGCGGTATTTTCAACCTGACTAAATATCATAGCTATATCCTAATTAAATTCATAAAACAAATTATCAAAATAATACATTATGTAGCTGGTATAATGGTAACTGGAACTACTAATCTTGCACCAGTATCATTACCAGAAATAATTAATTTTGTTCTTTTTGTAGAACTAAAAACAACTGGTGTTCGTGGAATAATTACAGTATTTGTTCCAGAAAATGTTACCGATTTTCCTATACCAGGATCAGCAACATTTGAAAATCTAACATAAGTGTTATCTAATAATGTAAAAGTATATGATGAATTTAATTGAGTTTCTTTTACACCAGCATTTCCAACTTGCAAAGTTTGTGGATTTATTGCCTGTTGGATTGATGTACCAACTGTTTGTCCAGAAGCAATTTCAAATGTAATTTCTTCTTTATTTTCCAACAATTTAAGATATGGAATTGAAATTTGTCCTCTATCCATTGTTACCAATTTATATTTTAGTGCCTGTGTTTCATCAGTAATTGCTTCCGTAACTGGCATATTTTCTATGACTGTACCAAAGTAATCAATACCGAGTGGGTGAGAAACATTCCACAAATCATAATCAACTTCATCATCTGCAAGTGCAAATTGTGTAATGTTGAACTGACTTCTACCTTTTGCTAACAATTCACGACCTTTTTTTGTTAATTTTGCATCAATCGTAACTGTTTGATTATTCAAATAACCCATTGTTGTACTCCTTTTTAAAACTAAACATTTTTACTACTATAAATATACTAATTTTACATTTTATTTACAAATAATTGTATTTTTAATACAATTATTATTAATCGTCCCTATTCAGTGTCAAATGCGGCAAATTAAATAAATCAGGTGGACAAGGCCTTTCAGCACAAATTGCCGTGTTTATTATTGCCGGTTGTGATATAAATGGTTTTGATGCATCAACAAAATTTAATGCCTCAGATTGATTTTTTGATCCTTCAAAATTTCTACGTCTAGTTCCAGCCGGTAAATTTGCAGGATTTGTATATGGTGCACTTTTAATAATAAATTGTGAAAACATATTTTCACTTGCACTTATTGCTGTAGAATAAATTGGAGCAAAAATTTTGTAATAATCATCACGTCTTGATGATGTAATTGGAACAATAAGTGCTTGTCTTATTGGTTTTATACTATTTCTATAATTCCATTTAGGACCATATCCAAGATTTTGTTGTAATGTTGCATCTGGATAAATACTTATTTTATTATACGAAACTACAAATGAAGCCGATGGTAATGAACCTGCGTAAATTTTATTTAATGTTGAAACAAATTTTAATTTTTCAAAAATACTTGTATTTAATTGATTGTATTTTGATAACAATTTTATTTTTGTTTCATCAAGTAAAGATAAGTATTGTCTGTAATCTATTTTTGTTTCTGGTTTTAAATTCAAATCATCAACTTTTTGAATTTTACTACTATTATTTAATATGTAGGCAAATGTTTTTATATCGTGTTCACCCAACAAATCATCTTTATTTCCTTCCAAATCAAAATTTAAATCAATATCATTGTTTGATAAACCAACATTAATATCTTGTGATTTACGCACTACTGTATCAAATCCAATGTATATTGTTGTTACTTTTTTTTCTAAATTTGCACTTGGATCAGGTAATGTGTCTAAATCTGGAGTTTCTTTTACAAATTTATCTCTACTTTCACCTTCAATTCCACGCAAAGCAGCAACTTTTGAACGTTCCAATACATTTGGTTCAACAACTAAACCCAGTATTGGATTTGCCCTTGCGGGTAAAGTTTGCCGTATTTGTTCAAATAAACTAAAATCATATATGGATATTAAATTTATGTAAGCAGTAAAATCGTTTTTATTTGGATATTTTTGCCAATACTCACTAGCAAACCATTTTAATTTTGGGTATTCATTTTTGTACATATCATCATAATACCCAAAATAATCGTCTATTGTTGTATAACCTATTGCCTCATATATGTCTTCATTTATTATATGTTGTGGTGAAAATGCAACCATTAATTTATTTGAATCAACGGGTGATTCATCAAACATTGAAATTTCAGTAGAAACATATGGGTGTATACCTGCATACAAAGAACCCGAATCAATCCTTGTTTTTTGTGCATAAGGTGTATCACCAGCAGTTGAAGGAACTTCCATAGAATATACTTCATATATTGGTTCCCATGAAGATGAATTAAATCCATGAAAAGTTGCTTTTTTGGAAGAACTATAAAAAGTATTTTTCTTTTGATCAGGATGGCTACTATCTAAACTTTTTGTAACACTAGCATCAAATTTCTGCCAAAATTTCCATTGAGCTTGTAAATCATAAAATGAAGAAGTTGGAGTGTTACCATTATATGACCTAGCAGAAAGAACATGATTATTAAAAGATCCAGTTGATAATGGTCTTGACCAATATCTTAACTCAAATACAGATCCAGATAAAATATCTGTGGTTTCTGAATTAGATCCTGATCCTATAAATAAAACTCCGTCTCTTGTCCATCGTTCATTGTAACTTCCACTAATACTACCACTAACTACAATTGAAGCGGATGCTTCAACAGCAATTTTTCCATATTTATTTGTTTTTAATACTAAATCATACACTTGATTTGAAGATGTTTGATCATTTCTCAAACTTCGTCTAATCATCAAATTTAATGGTATGTTGTCATACAAATATTGATCGGTTATGGAAGCAGTTGCATATCCAGTGCCATTTCCTAAATAAAAATAAACACTACCTCTTTCACTTTCAGTTGAGTCTTTACTTACAACAACAAACCAATCAACATTACTTCCAGAATTTTTTTGCAATAATGTTTGAGTTGGACTTAAACCATATCCATAACTTTTTTCAGGTTCCATTCTCCAACGAAATGTTAGTGTATCAGGATATGTCCATTCACCAACATCATTATTTACACGTTCCCAAGGAACACTTACATGATGTTGTCTTGTTGGGAGTGGATAAGTACCGGCAAAATTTAAAAAATATGTTGATTTTTCAAAATCAGCTCTAGGGATTATTCCAAAATCTGCAATATCAGGACCGCCAAACTCACGTATACTTAACATTGTTTGTGGTATACCATAAGCAGAAAGCAATGCTTTTATTCCTCTAGCAGTTCCTTTTGTTTTGTAAATATATGGAAGATTATTAAGTATTCTACGCCATACTTCTTTTGTTCTTTCTTCATCACTTAATGTGTCATATCTATTTGTTAATGTTTTTCCAGTCCAAATTGGTTCACCACTTCCACTTAATCCTAATGCATATTCCCAAAGGTCTTTTGCTTGAGTACCATGTGTTAATGTCCAACCTAAATTTTGTGTTACATTATACACTAAATCTTGTGATAATCCGTCTTTTGGATTTTCTATTCTTGTATTTTTCTTTGTTATGTGATCGGTATACAAATACATTATATCAAAATGTTGTCCAATCATATTAACAAAAGAAACATATGCAGAATTTTCATTATCAATTGAAATTTCTTCTGGTATAGTTCTATTCAATGAATTAAAGTTTTTCATGTCAAAATCGGTTGCTTTATCTAACAAATCTTCATACCAATCTATGAATACGTTAGATTTTACATCGTATAATTTATACTTTCCGAATTTTGTATTAATATCAAAATTACTACTACTTACTTCATATTTTGGATATGGTGTAATTGAAGCAGTTGTTTGAAATGTATAATTGTAACTACCGCTTAAATCATAATACAACCATTTTTCAAATTCATCAAAACCACCTAAAACTTTATTTTTTAAATTTCGTATATTAACTTTATTATTCACAAATGATGCAGAAAAAGAACCTGTTATATTAAAACTAGGATTCCAAGCGCCATGAGAAAGAGATCCAGTAAATGATCCACTATAACTTTCTATTATTGATAATTGTGTATCATACGTTTGAATTAAATTTACTTTATATGCAAAGTTTTTAACTCTTTCTTCAGCAGATGAATAAAATATAAAATTTGTAAATTCTGTAAAATCTAAATTTAATTTTACAGTAGAACCAGAATCAAAAATGTATCTGTTTAGTATTTCTTGTGATGTTGCTACATTTGTAGATAATAAGTCTGTCCAAGATTTATAGTCTGTTTCCGATATTGTCCAATAATTTGTTTCAACATCAAAATTTGGTCCCGCTATTTTATTTGTTGGTAATACAACTTCTGGCTGTTCAACTGAAATTATTTCTAAATATGGTTTTATTATTTCACTACCAACCCAACATTCGTAGAATAATTCTATTGTGTCTGGTAATTCTTCATACAATTTAACATAAAAACTAGTTGTACTTCCGTCTGATGTTAGATTTATGACGCTAACAATTTGATTTTCACCAAAGTTTAAAATAATAGGTGGTAAATATTTTTTTGGAGATAGATAATCTAGAACAAATGTTTTTAATTGTTCTAGCATAATTGGATTTTCTGGTTCAGATAATGATAATTTTAATTCTGTTCTATCCGAAGAAATTTCAGAAATAAACATTTTTGATCCATAAGCGGATCCTATAAAATTTCTAAAGAAATTGTATACTACTCTGTATGTTGATGGACTTAAATCTAATACTTCAAGATCTTTATGTATATCAAGTTGTATTTGTAAATTATTTGTTTCTGGTGTATTATCTATTGTCCATGTATCTATGTCATATATTGATAACAAATGCACTGTATTGATATTAAATACATGCATTTCTATTGATTCAAAACCACCGGTAATTCTATCCGTAGTATTTGGATTTATTTTATCAAAACGCGGAATAATTCTACGAGTTTGGGCTGTATCAAGTAATCTAATCCCTCTCGTAAAACCTTTTGTTGATAAAATTTCGTTTATATTTTTGTAACCAAATTTTGACATTTTTTAATAAAACCTTATATTGAATTATTTAGTGTATCTTTTAATACACTTGACTCCCATCTCAATGCATTTATTCTTCGTTCTAATTTCTTATTAGCAATACCTGCTGATTTGTAAAGACTTTGATATGTTTGTACATCAGCTTCTAATCTTTCTATTTTTGCACGTAATGCTTGTTGTGAATTGGAATTTACATTTACCAAATTTTTAAGATTAGAAATATATCGAGAACCAACTTCTGTGCTAGTAAATGCATCGGTTGCAGCCAATGTTAATATATGTATTTCAGAAGTAATAGCATCTTCAATTTTTGTAAAAGATCTATTTGAAACATAATCATAGCTATCTATCAAAAATCTATCATCAGAAACATCAACTTCAATTTTTCCAGAATTTGTTTGTGTTCGTATGTGTCTAATTGCTCCAACTGAATTTCTTACAATTTCGTGGCTCATCTTGTTACCTTAAAATAATAATTGTTATCAAAAATTTTTACAACGTCACCACCGTTTTCTTCAACTTTTACAACTATTCTATAAAATCTTTCTGGTTGAAATGAGTTCATCCATATGTTAAAATAATTACCTTCTGAATCACAACTAATTTTTGATCCTGTTACATCAAATGGTAGTATTACTTCATCTGTATATGCATCTCTTACTTCATAATATGAAGAAGATGGTAAATAATAATTTACTATGTGGTATGATTGTGTTGTATAATTTTTTTCTGGATATCTTTTATTTGCATATATTCTTATTTTTGCTTTTTCTTTTTCTGCATAAAATTTTTTTAATTTTACATTTATTGATAAATTATCAAAGTTTGCAGATAATAAACTTCCAGTGGTAAATGATTGGTCGTCCCAAACTACATTAAGTCTTGGAACATAAATTGTATTACTATCTGTACCAAAAAATTTTAAACTATTTAATGGATCCAATGATGTTTCTTGTTCTGCACTAAATTTTAATATAAATCCATCATTTACTATTTTTCCAGATCCAGTTACCCATTTTTTTACAATATCGGTAACATCCATGTATAAATCTGCAGTTTCAAAACTGTAATTTTGTACACATTCCAAGTTATCGTAATCCCACCATGTTCCACCGCCTTTTTTATTGTAATATGATGATGTAACATTTGCAGATAAATTTGAACCAAATAATACGGCAGCATCAACCCATGTTTGTGAAATATTATCCCATTCAAATGAAGATGTTGCAGGTGGTATTTCCCATTCAGTACCCGTATTCATTGATGTTCTATATTTCCAAGAAGCACCATCTTTTGTTATGGGAACATGATTATATTTTCCAGTACCATTTATCCAAGAACTGCTTAAAGGATACGCATATATTGAGTATTCTTGTGGAATTTCTCTTGCATCTGCTGAACGTAAAGATAAATAATATTTAGCATTTTGTGAAATTTTACCAGCATTTATGTTTTGTTCAATTTCAGTTACATCAAATTTAATCAATATCCGGCTATTATACAATGATCCAGTTATATTTTTGTATTCATGTTTTAGTTCAAGTATTGAATCAATACCGCTATTTAAATTTACACTTTCTTCGTATAATGTTGTATCTTTAACTGGATATATTGAGTATATCATTAGAACGCCCTCACTCTACCAAGAATATCATTATCTGGATATTTGATTTCAAATATAGATGGATCAAGCGATGGGAATATTATACCATTTTTTGTTGCACTATCTAAATCATAAACATTTTTTGAATAACCCAATGCCTGATCATACAAATTTTTAAATTTTACATTTACAACAGTTTGAACTCCCTCAACTCTGTCCAATTCTGTAAATACATTACTAATAACAATAGGTTGATTAATTTGCCATCTTTTTATATCAAAATATTGTTTTAATTTATCTATACATTTTAATATAACTTCATTTCCATTTTGATTTGGCAAAGTTATTATGTCAAATTCAATTCCAATGTTTATTACATATGCATCTTTTATTTCAATAGCATCGGTAAGTATTCTATATTCGCTAAGATATGTTTTTATATTTTCTTTTGTAGCAGTATTTACTTTTGCTAATTTATGGTTTGAATCATAACCTAAAACATAAAATCCTAATGCTAAATTATTTTGTCTTCTATCGCTGTAAAATACATCGTCATAAGTTAATTGTGTATTTCTTGTTACATAAGCTTTTGCAATAGAACCGTATTTTTGTGGCATACTATAAGCACGTATTATGTAATCTTCTTTTGTTACTGCTCGATTTTGTGATGCAAAATAAGAAAGTGCATTTTGTCTTATTTCATTTATATCTTCCTCATTTTTACCGCCATTTGCAGGTTCAGGATTTGTTACAGCAAGACTACCTATAACTTGGTTGTAAAGAGTTTGATCTAAACCAGTTTTATCAAGTATTATTTTTCTTTGTCCAATTTGTGTAATTGTATCAGCAGGAACATTATCATTAATACCACCACCAGATGTGTAACATATTGTTAATTGAGTATTACTTGGTGCTAATCCATAAGTTTTTGTTCTTAAAAAATTTGAAGGATCTATATCCAAAGAAGGAGATGTTTCTATACCGGTTACAGAATTTCCAACTAAATCGGGATTAGGTATAAATTCTTCATCAACAACATTTGCCAATCCAGGACCAAACATTATTTCATGCCTACCATTTGAACCAAATTTTACAGTAAATTTTCTTGTTATTTTTTTTAATTTTAACAAATAAGGAGTTTCATTTCTAAATGTACTTAATTCTTTATCATTTCTTGGTATATTTGGAACTGCCTCATATATTGTATCTTGTGCAAGATAAGGAACATAATGCCATGTATTACCTTCTTTATCAGTTGCATATAAAAATTCTATAGCATTTGGATCTTCTATTACAACTTTATCATATTTTTTTGGTTCAAGAAAATTAAATTCTTGTTTTACAATTTTTCCAGAAACGGCATTAACTTGTTTTTTTAATAACCAAAAAGTAATTTCACCGGTTATATCATCAATTTCAAATGGTGTAATTTCTGTTGGACTGAAACTACCACTATACTTAAAATCTAAATACTCCGTTGTTCTAAAAACTGCGTTTTCAGTAATGTTACTATTTGATCCATCGGTTGGCAGATCTGAAATAAGTATCATTCCGGGTTCTATTGCAAATGCGTATGACATATCTGGAACAATTTCTGTACCAGATGTTTTTGATGGAACTAACTGAAATACATCTATTTTTGCATTAGCCGATGAATTTAATTTTGGCATATACCCAAGAGACTGTGCTAAGTTAAATATATTTCTTTTTTCTGATGCATGTAATATCATTGATTCTTGTAAATTCACATCAGTATAAAAAGAAAGTACATCACCAACATAAGCAGCCATTTCCATAAACATCATACCAGGAGATGCTTCATTAAAATCTTGGTAAGTATCTGGAAAATAATTTTTTGCAAAATCAATAAGATTTGTTTTTAATGAATTAAAATCTCTTGAAAGATAACGAACATCCTTTTTAATCAAATCTGCCATTAGTAACTACTCTTCGTATTTGGATAAATTGCACTTTCTAACCTTAAAGCACCGGTATCAGAAATAAATATACGAATCGGTAGATTTATAGGTGTTCCAACTATATTTACCTCCAATTCTATATTAATAGTATTAGCAGCATCTTTTATATCACCACTTTCGTCAAGATTAAAATTAACTTTACATTTTATTACATTTAAATAAAATAACCAACGGCTTATTGCAGACGTTATTGTACCAGTAATTTTTTCCTTAAATTCTTCTTCATTTGCAATGTTTTCAAAAAGTAAACGTTTTAAATCTGTGCCAAATTCTGGTTGTAAATAACGTTCACCTTTTGTTGTCAATAATAACATTTTTAAGTTAGTTAATACTTGTTCATAATTTGTATAAGATTTGTAAAATATTCCATTATTATTGTTAAACGGATATGTTACGCCAATTGGGTTGTTTATTTTTTTTTCATTTTTAATATATTGTAAATCACCAATACCACCACTTGGCCTTCTTGTAAAATTAATCATTGCCATTTTTTATCTCCCTTTTTTTTCATCAATTTTTTTCATAAGATCAGAATAATCTCTTGTTAATGCAGACATAACTTCGTTTGGAATTTCTTGTTGTGAAAAACCTTGTGGTATTGCAGCACCGTTTCTTTCATACCCAAATCCTTCTGCCATGTCCGCAGTAAAATTAAATTCATTTTCCATATCAGAACTTTCTTGTAAACTTCTTCTTGTTTCTGCAAGAAGTTCTTGTATAGAACCAAATTCAGTTTTTTGTGTTTTTGGTTTAACAACTTTTTTTGGATTATGTTGTTCTTTGTATATTGTCATTCCGTGTTTAAGAGTAGAAACTTCATCCTTTTTTGATTGTTTTTGGGACAATTTTTTATCAAGTGCATAATCTATTTCTTCTCTTATTATTGACCGTATTTCTTGTAAAAATTTTTTTGTATCCACGATATACCTCAAAGGTTTTTTGATTGAAAAACAGTATTTATAGTGTTGATTCTTTGCCAATAAGTATTGTAAACTGGATATTCTGGATCAGGATTTAATTCAACAAAATCAAAATAGGTTTGCATAACTGGAGTTATTATCCAAGGTGCAGCAATACCAGCTTTAGTTCTTGCTTTTATTACGTGGTCATTCTTATATCCTTCTGGTCTTCCAATTACAACAAAACCACCTCTATCTGCAGATGGTGGATATCCTGAAAAATCTGCTAGGTTGGTTAAAAATAAACCCATGGTGTTATTTGAAGTTCCTCTTTTACCATCTGTACTCGTATTTCCACCTAATCGCATTACCTCACCATCCACATCCATGCCCGCAACAGACTCAACATGGCCTGTATGAGATATTGTTGCTGCAGGCCAATCTATTATATCAGGATTTAATACTTTTCTTATTAAATCATAACCAAGTTGTGTTAATTTACCACTTTGTCCTTTTCCATCTTTTTGAAAGTGTATATTTTCAATAAACCAAATTGAATTTATTTTATCTTTGTATTCATTTAAATATTCGGGTGTTATTGGGTGTTCAAAATTTTCTCTACCATGTTTTACGTATGCCCTTCGATATACTTCTCGTATAGTAGTACCAACTCCACCTAATAATTCCCATTTACTTGATTGCCAAGTTTCTTCTATCGTTTCTTCCAATCGTGGTCTATTTAATGGAAAACCACCATTTATTAGTGCCGATTCATTTGATTTAACACTTGTTGTACCTTGTCTATCAAAACCACCTTTTCTTAAAAAGAAATCAGTAGATATTCCACACCAATGTGGTTCGTGAGCCCAGTTTAAATTTATCCTTGATTTTCTATTAAATGTTCCAACCATTGGATCAATTCTGATTCTACCTTTAACCCAATCTGGTGTAACGGTGTGCACCATCATTAAATGGTGTTCTGTTCCCGATGATGCAAGTGGTGGAAAATTACCGCTTCCTGGTAATTTATATCTATTTACATATCCAGATTGAAAAAAATTCATAATTATACCAACATCCAATAAAGAACATTTGTAATCTAGTGGTAATGGTCCTCCGTATTCTGGTATTGGTTTTGTGTCTTTGTTTTTTTTGTTTTTATTATTTAAATTTGTATTATCAAGCGGTTTAGCATTAGGATCAACATATTCTGGATCAACTTTTTTAGAAAGTCTAAACTTGCTAAGGAGTGTATTCCAATCAGCATTAAATGCTCTTGGAATATATTGACGTATTAAACCTTTACCGGCAACCATATATGGATGTCTAAAACCATATGGATATTGTGTTCCTGGAAGCGCAGAACGGCTGTACTGCCATTCACCAAACATATCTTCTTGGTTGTTAAAGGTAATATTACCTTGATTGATTCCAGTTCTCCAAATTCGGTATGTATAATTAATTGGTGGTTTTACCCAATCATCAACTTTCCCCAATTTTGGATTACCCTTTACATCACTCTCTGATAATTGCATTTTTTTGAGGCTCTGATTATATCTTTTCATGCTAAAAGGAGCGTATTGTTCATCAAACATGATAAATCTACCAATTCTATCAAAGAATACTGTAACATCACCACCGGTCCATTCACCGCCCACATTTCCCGTAGATCCATATGCAGGTTCGTTACGATTCCAATTTGATAAATACTCCCACCAAGGACCTCCAGAATCAGACGGTCTGCTGTTACCTGCTACCCAAGTTTCAGCTGGACCATTAGGAGGACCTGGATTGAATTTTGAACTCATAGGCCAAAGCCATTGCCAATCGGCAAAAGTGTTAGTATTATGCCACCGTCTGGAATGACCAACACCTTGCAACACACCTTTTCCAACAAAATCCTTGGGCATTCCGTTTCCTGGCGCTTTTGGAATATCTCTACCTTTTGATATATTAATAGCAGCTTCTCCAGCTCCTATATCTGTAACAGGAAGTGTATTATACCAGGCCTTTTTTGCTTCAGCTTCTAGTGCTTTTTGAAGTTTATCCTTCCCACCTTTCTTTTTTGGTTTTTCTTTTTTCTCTTTACCTTTTCCTTTACGATCACCTTTTCCATTTTTTTCACCTTTTCCTTTACCACCAATATTATCTTGTGCTTTTGGCGGAGGAACTGTTATTTGTTCCTTTGGTTTTGGTGGTTCTTCTTGAACAATTATGTTATTTTCACTTACTACTTCTTTTTTTTCTAATTTTTCAAATGGTACAGGTATTTTTTCTGCATCTTTTTGAGCTGTTCCACCATTTTCTAATATAATAGGAATTTCAATATTGTTAATTGTTATTTTTGGTAATCTATCTATTGATTCTTGTGGAAGATTGTCAAATTTTTCAAAATTTTTTGATACAATATCTTTTAAATCCAAGGTAATGTCTGATATATTTATTACTTCTTCTTTATCTGGAATAAGAGTAGTTGTATTATCTGGATTTTGTGCATTTGTTAATTCTGATTCGCCTTCAGGACACTTGTCATCGCCTATGTATACTCCAATGGTTCCAGCTATTACATCTCTATCTGTTCTTTTAAAGTATTTTTTATTCAATGAACCACCTTGCAATATACCCAATCTAGCATTGGCTCTTTGATATGATGTTTCACCGGTATCTCCACTACATTTACAGTATTCAAACTCATTTTTTACGGGAGTTTTATCTCTATATGGTTGGTTTACACCATAATAGATAGTAGATCCATCATCATCATCAAAGTAAACATCACCAACTGGTGGCACAGTTTTTCCTGTCATTGTATAAATAATATATTTATCCTTTAATTTTTCCGTTGGTTGTGGTTCATCTGGTACATATTTTATTAAATTATGGTTTAATAATAATTTTGATGTTATCAACTTTTCAACATTTTGCGTTGGTTTTGGTGATATTGGTATCATTACATTTGGAATTTTTACTATTAACTGTTCATTTTTTTCGTCTTCAAGTTTTATTTCTGGTTTATCAACCATTACTTTCCAAAATTTTAATGAAGTTGTTTTATCTTTAATTGGAACTTTTAACTCTACATTCTTTAATAAAATAGTTTCACCTTTAACATCTGCGTTACTATCACTTGTTGTGATTTCACTTGGTTGAAAATCTGCAAATGAATATTCTTTTTCAGGTAAATATATTACTTCATCTGATGCTACAATTGGTGGAAGTTGAGCATTTTCAGGCAATGGTTTTGGAAATTCCAATGAATCTATTATTACGGCAGGCATTGTTACTGATCTAAAAGTTATTGGTAAATTATCCTTTATTTTAATAAATTCATCACCAATAAATTTCATTGGTTCTATCCTAACATCATCTATAATTTCTTTTGGTGGATCACCAGAAATTGATTGAGGTTCAACAATAAATGGTTCTTTTATTATTTCAAGATCAGGTAATGTAACTTTACCTTCTGATCCACTCGGTATAGTTATACTATCAATTATTATGGGTGGATATTTTATACTTTCTATTTTTGGTCCTTTCGCTCCATTTAAAAAAACATCTGCACCTTTTAATTCAATTCTTTGAATTTCAACTTTTTCATAAGTAATAGTATCTTTTTTATCTTCTGGTTTTGGATCAGGTATAGGTTCAGTAATATTATCTTCTTTTCCCAGTTGAACATTATCTGCAGTGTATCTTTTTCTACCTTCAGGACATTTATCATCACCAATATATTGAACTTCATTCCTTTGATTCAATATCCATAGTGGTTCAGTAAAATCAGGAGCATATGAAGAATTAGGATTGTTAGGATCTGCATTTTCGGGAAATTTTACATAATATCCCGCTTCTCGTATTACTCGGGCTCTATCCGATCCACCTCTTGGAGCAAAACCCATTCTTGCATTTGCTCTAATTTCAGCAACATTATCTGGATCACCTTCACATCTACAAAATCTATAACGATGTCTTACTGCGTTTTCATCTAATTGTTCATCTCTTGGTAAACTAGCAATTAATGCACCTTCATTTGTATAATACATTTTTGGTTTATGTGGTGTTAAATCTTCATACGGCGATATACCTTTTTTTAACCAAATATCATAATATAAATACGATGTTTGATCAACAGGAGGATCTACAGGTCTTTGTGGGGGTGGAGTAGTGTCCATACCTGATAAATTATTACTAGTATTTGGATTAGTTGGATCTGAATTAGCAAGTGTTGATACATTACCAGTTGATGATTCAGTTGTTTGTGGAGCAGGTGAAGTATTATTTGAATCTTGCCATTTGCCAGTTAAAATACGCACTCTATCGGCACTAGTTAATGATCTACCTTCACGTATTAATCGAGTTAATGTTTCTTGTGGAGTTTCTTCACGTTCTATGTCATCTATACCAGCCATTACATATCCTATTATGGAACAATATTATCTTCAACTTCATCATCACCTAAAATTGCATCGTCATTTTTAGCAAGGTATTCATCTTCAGGAGTTAATTCTTTTCTTTCTCCCCATTCATTTGTTTCTTCAGTATCGGTATCTGTTGGAGCCATTTCACCATCATATGATTCATATGTTCCAACTTGTTCATTTCTTCTTGCACCCGATTGAGCTTCTTCACTTGGACCACCTGAGTTTTCATTTAAGAAAACAAGATTACTTTTTAATGTATCTATTTTATCTTTTATTGTATCAACTTCTGAAGATATGCTTAGAAATTTAGACATATTGAGTGGTGGTCCAGTTGTTGGTCCAAGTGCCGTTGGATATGTTGCATTAACAATAGTATCTATTAAATCTGTTAATAATGTACATAATTGATTCAACCAAACCATTGTTTTATCACCCAATAAAGCAGGTGAAACAGCATTTACTCCCAAATGTATTCTTTTTGCTTCAGCTTCTACAAAATTTTTACCATCAAGGGATATTGATCCTTCAGATGAAAACCCAACTCCTCTTTTTGAAAATCCAATAATTTCATTTTCTCTTGCATTTAAAATTATTCTTTCGGATGCAAGTAATATCTGATTTCCAGCATATTGTGTATTTCTATATGAATTTATTTTTTTAGAACGAATGGATGGGTATGTTCTTGATGCAGGGTTAAACCTTACGGATTGTCCCGATGTTAGCCATATTGACGAATCATCTTTATCTGGATTTTCTATTGTAAAACTATTCATTCCTTTTGGTGAAGGATTAGTACCGTTTGAAATTATAGTTATTGGGTTTCCAGATGCACCTTGTCCTGCAGACCAAAGAGGATATACATTGAAAATATTTCTTGTATCAATAGTAGATCCAAATCTTATAGATTGTCCCCATCTTCCTTCAAAAATTATATCGCCAGGATATGGTTGTATTGGATAAACGTCTGTTCTTTCTGGAAAAAAGGGATCAATTTCTTCGCCCGTTTGTAATCTATCTTTTGGTGTATTTGTTATACCATCAGTTGCATTATCTCTATTTTCTTTTGAATTTACTCTTTGTCTCAAACTTATTGGAATTTTTGTTACTCCAGGAACACCGTTATGATGAACATGGCTTTGAATTGATATGGGTGCCGTGTAGTAATAATCTTGTGAAGGTGATATTGCGTTTGCATATGCACCTGTTGATTTTGTTATTAAAACTACTTCACCTATTATAGGCAAATGTTTTATATTAGAATTAAGTGGTCTTGCTTCCATCAATGCACCATTTGCCATAGATCCAAATGCTCCTATTAAGGTACATTTAATTTTATACAACCTTTGAGGATCACGATCGGTATAATCTACGTCCTTAACTTCCGCAGGAAAATACTCATATTCATTTCCATCAAGTATCAGTTTTTGGGTATTGAACAGAACTGCCAATGTTTTCTTCCTTTTGTTCTTCTTTAATTTCTTCTATGCTTTTTAATAAAGCTTCTTTTTCTTCGTCTGTTAAAAATGAAGACGTTTCATCTCCCTTGTTTGTCATAGCACGTTGTATAACTGCTGCCAATTTTACCAAGTGTTCATCATTCTTTACACCTACTTCCATGAAGTCCTTAATTGCTGGTACTAAAATAGCAGCATCACTTATGTTGTTCAACATAGGTTTTAAGTCAGCAATAAGAAGGTTTATCTGACGGTCTTTTTTCTTCTGATTATCATATATGTCTTTTAACAAATCAGAAAATTTTTTATTTCCAAAAAGTTCTTGATCAAAGTTCATATAAATAAATATCTCATTTGTTAATAATGTTTTGTAATTGATACCATGTCAATTTATCAATTCTTATCCCATTCGTGTATTCTTTATACAATACAAAGTATATTTGTTTTATTTTTGTTATTACACTTGTTATATGTTGTGAACTAACACCAGTTCTTTCTCTAACAAGTATGTATATTGCTTTCTTGTTGTAATTTTCTATGTTATCTCTTGTCTTAAATAGGTATAAAATAGTATCTGCAACTTGAATATCACGTTGTTTTGAGAAAAATAACCCCAAATTTTTTTCAATTATTGTAATAAATATATCTATAAAGTCTCTTTTTTCTTCAATGAAATCATGTCTAACTTTTTCATTTACAACATTTCTCTCCAAATCAATAGCACCAATATCTTGACTACGCTTAAAATGATAATAGTTTTTATTATTTTCGGCAATCAAATAGTTCTTAGCAACAATAGAAAAATATGAAAATGCTTTACCGTTTTCAGCTTTATATTTGTGTATTTTTTCGTGAAGAAAAGATATGACTTCATGTTTAACATCTTCGTGTCCTACATCAAAATTGTAAAACTTAAAACGATGTATCATAATTTCTGCTAACTTGTAAAATGCAGGATGTATTTTTTTAGTATAAATGATATTTCTTTGTATATCATCTTCCATTGAATTATACAATACTATTGCATCTTCCGTTTCTTGTGTAAAGTAAATATTAGGTTTTTTAGGACTTCGTTTTTGTTTCATAAATAATCCTTTTCAAATCTTGCATCAAATTTTGGTTTTTCAAGAATAGAACTTCTTTGGTCATCCAACGGTGCTTCACCAAAATAAACTGCAATATCATTTACAATATCTTTCATTTCTTTGAAAAAATATCCAGTTTCATCATCAGCTTCAAACGAACCAATCCTATCTAATTGTCTTAAATAAGATTGTTGTGATAAAACTCTATTTTTTAATTCGGTTAGGAACCTTTCATTTTCTAAAAGCGTATCAACATTATCTTCTGCCATTTCTTCTAATTTATCAAACTTTTTATACAAGTTTATATTCACATATACCGATGCCGTTAATAAAACGGATAAAACAATTATTCCAATTATCATATCAACCTCTCTTATGTTTTGGTGGAATTATTGCATCAATTACACCCATATCTAATGCATCTTTAGGTGTGATATAATAATCCTTGATTGTTACATTTTTCCAATACTCTTTTTCTTTGTTTGAATTTGATTTAAGTATTTCCAAAAGTATTTCTTCCAATTTTTCCATGTGTTGAACATTGGCTTTCATATCAGAAGATTTACCGTAAATATCTGAACTTATTTCATGGAACATGATTGTGCTGTATTGAGAAGCAGCACGAATACCGGTTCCTGCACAAAGAATAAGAGCAGCAGCAGACATTGCTCTACCCCTACAAATTGTGTTTACCTTAACATCAAGACTTTGAACATAATCAATAATACCGAGTGCTTCATATACAGAACCACCATCGGAATTGATAATCATGTTAATAGGATCATTTTTATTTTCGTCTTTTCTCATGTGTAGTATTGCACGAATACGAGTAATAATATCATACAAACTACCATCCATTATCTCACCGAACAACAATACAGAGGATGCCTCAACATCAATACCATAATCCATTTGTGTAGTTGCTTCTTTCCACCTAACTGGAATATCGTTTTCACTTTCTTTTGATTTATTATTTGCTAATTTTTCTTCAGCGGTATCTTCACCATCATAAAAATCGTTCATAGTAGAACTCCTTATTAAAATATGATAATGACATTCTAAAAAGATATTCCCCTCCTATAACCTAAATCTGGTCTAGGTGGTTCTTCATAGAATGCCCTTTGTTCTTCTTGTTCGTCTAATATACCAATTTCTTCTTTAACTGCCAAATCTTTTTTTATTTTTTGCTTTTTGTGTGTAACAATTTTTTTTTCTTTTGTGGGTTCCACAACATCTACAACGGTTTCCACAACTTTTTTATTTTTTGGTGGTGGTGGACTTTCATCATCTTCCGGTGGTATCTTCTTTTCCTTATGACGAAGATGATTTGCTGCTATTACCAAACTAACTGCAAGGGGATCAAATACTGATACAAGAACGAGTATAAACCAATTAACTATTATGTCCATTGGTGCACCAGTTAATCTACTCAAATACAATAATGGTCCTATTTCTGATGTAAATGTAGAATTTTCTAATATCAATTTTTCTTGTTCCAATTTAGCAAGACTATCAGATAAACCAATAGATTTTTGATTTAGTTCCGATATTTCTTTATTTAGTGTTTGAGTTGAATTATCTACGGATTGAATATTTCTCTGCAATCCCTTTGTTCCTTTCTTTGATGATAGTTGTGCGTTCAAAGATGTTTCTTGGGTAAATCTCAATTGGTCATAAGATGATATTCTTTGTGATTTTTGTTTTACAAGAGTATCTATTTGGTTTTTTTGTTCAACAAAGATTTCTTTTTTCTTATCAATTAGTGCAATTTTATTCTGTGTTTCATATATTGACTTTGCAGTTTCTTGGTAAGAATTGGTTAAATATCCATAAACACCAACCGATGTCAATATCATAAGGACAGCGGCTGCACTAATAAGGTAAACTTTGAAGGTAGTTTTTAGGGTTTTATAGTGGTCATGTAGGAATGTGATAACCACTAATTTTGAAAATTCCAACATCCCAGCCATCCCCACGATTGACCAAGATCCACCAGAAAATAATTTGGATATGCCGTAAACAGAATAATATCCCGAAAATACTGCCAATCCGATAGCACAAAACCAGATTAGATTTTTCAGAGAAAGTAATTTACTTGACATTTATATCCCATTTTTTGTTCATAATCATGTAATCATAAATATGAACTTTTGGAATTTATAGGTTAGATACCATATTCGGTTAGGTATTGTTTGAGGGCTAATTCTTTGGCTTTACATTCCAACATAATATCAACATTATGTCCGTATGTGTTGATTTTTTCTAATATGTAATCAGCGTGTGCCTGTGGTTTTTCTTTGGAATTACCTGTTTCTTTCAGTCGTGATGATGAATAATGGACAACTGGTGTAATACCGTCTGGCCAAGTAGATATGGCAAGTTCAAGAGCTTGTTGTTCTGATAAGTCACCTGTGCAGAATTGGTGGTGGTGATAGTCAAATACAATTGGAATACCAACACATTCGTGAATACGCATAAGGTCTTTGACTGAATACATACTGGCTTTGTCATCATTTTCAATAGTCATTCTTGAACGAACACTATGGGATAATAAGTTGAAGTTACGGCACCAACGGTCAAGTGACGCAATCTTGTCACCATAAACACCGTTGCAATGTATATTGATTTTGTTGTATGGTGTATGTGATAATCCCATCATATCGAATACTTTACCGTGTAATTCCAAATCAACGATTGTATTCTTTACAACATTTTCGTTTGGTGAACAAAGAACATTGAAAGGTCCAGGATGACATGATAAACGAATACCGTGTTCATTTGCATAGTCACCAATTCTTTTGAGAACAGTTTTGATTTCTTCAATGTCTGGTAGTGTTTTCAAGTCATATTCAGAACCCCAAGGAAATACATTTGATGATGTTCGGAAGAAATAGATACCATTCTCAACATTCCATTTGAGTATAGTTTCCATATCAATAACATTTAGGAGAGCAAGTTCGGAACAATAATTGATACCTTTTTGTAGAAAGGTTTTTTTAATCATTGAACGATTTGTAGTAATCTTATCTTTTGATAAGGTCATATTGATACAGGCATAGCCGAGTTTCATAGTAGTTGGCTTTAATGTATAATGTTTAATTCAACACCAATATACGGATCTTTTTTGTAAGATCAAAATAAAAAAAAATCCCGTTAGTTTGCATTACTGCACTACTAACGGGACTAAACCCATTCCGAACAATAGGTAATTACGGTTTAACTCTATCACATGGAATTTTACCAGTTGCCTTCCATAAATTCCAAAGAGTAAGTTGGTCAAGTCTTAAAATTGCTTCAATGTAAATAAATGTATTTTTTACACATTGTTCCATTTTAAGTCTATATTCTTTTAACAAGTCTCGATGTAATTGACGAAATTCAAAATTTATTATTTCAATTTCTTTTTTTATTTCATCTGTTTTACGAACACCACGATACTTTTCTAATTTTGCCTTATGTTGTTCTTGTAATGTTTTAATGGCATCATTAAATTCTTTTTTACATTCCATTGTGCAAATTCGTTCTTCACGAATTATACTATCAATCACCAATCTTTGTTCTCTTGTCAAATTAAGACATTCTAATGCTCTTTGAAGTGGAACACGATTTTTTACACTATCATGATTTGTGACAGGTGTTCTTTTTTCAAACATAGTAATGTCTTGTGGTTGATTGATATTCGCATTACAACCAACAAAAAACAAAGTTACAAACAATAAACTGATAAAACTTTTCATGTTATACTCCTAAATTGTAAAAACACTATAACAATAATTATTGTTTAGCGGATTTTTTGTATTTTCTTTTTGGTGATGATGTTGATTTTTCAATCTTTTCCTTTTTAGCAACTTTAGCATTATGTTCTTTCGCAAACTGTTTTACATTTGCACGTTCAATTTCATCAGCGTGTTGATGAATTGTTTTGATAATAACTTTTTTGTCTTCCAGTTCGGTTAGAACTTCGGTAAACTTTTCGCGGTAATAGAGCCAAATTGAAACTGATCCTAAAACCAAACCACCAACGGCGGTTAAAATAATTTCTAACATAAGAAACTCCTTAATTATTAATACAGAAAATAAATTTCGTCTCTGTTATCTTTTTAACAGTTATTTTTGCATACTTTGATATAAAGTGTAAAATCAAAAACCCTGCATTGTATTGGAATGTTGGGGTTTCTTTTATATCTATTGTTATTATTAAATTATCTGAAAACTTTAAACAATTTTTTACAACCTCGTCAATAAATACATATTGTCTATTTGTGTAAATTGGTTTGTCAAATATACCAGATATTAGTGTCCAATTATATCTTTCATCTGTTATATTATCTATAAATTCTTGCATACTTTCTTGTACAGAAACCCATGGATGTGTTCTCTCATACGGTTGATAATCACTAAAAAAAGTTTTTACATTATCGTGGACATCAACAGCAGTATACTCAATATCTAATTCAAATTCGTCAAGAGTTTTCATAAAATCGGTATCAAAATAACAAGCACCAAAATGTAACACACTTTCGTTGCTACCTATACCGCAATAGATTATTTCATCTAATAAATTTTTTCTAATTTCCGTTTCTTCCATATTATTTCCATCCTATTGCTTCCGAAATGTTCGGGAATTGATTAACAAAAATTGATTTTATACCTTCCGCAATTAGTCTATGTTCCTTCTGTGTATCAGGCGCACATCGTAGTTCAAGGTAGTGGATCCAACTTCTAACCGAACCTTTCATATACATGGTTGTTTCTGTTGAAAGTGGAAGCACATCACGAGCAGTTTCTCTTGATATTCCTGACTTTATTAACTTATCATATAACATTTTTGAATTTGCAAAGTGTTGCTCAACATCCCGTTCTAGCATAAAATTCGGTATTAGTTCTTCACTACTTTGTCTATTTGTTTTTCCTTGTTTTCTCAATTCAATTGGTTGTATTTCCGTTGCAGTTGAATATCGTTGAGAAAATTCTTGGAATGAAAAAGATTTGTGACGAAGAATTTGAGCTGCAATACTTCTACGAGTAACTATCTCAAAGGTAACATCTACAAATTCAAATGGAGACCAGTGTTTATGCTTAATCAAATAGTTTATCAATTTTGGAGCAGTTTCCATATTGATTTGATTTGACGGATTACTAACTCTTGCAATATAAACTATCAATTCTTCGGGAGATAATTGATTGATAATACCATCTAAATTTACTTGCAGTGTTGATGTTGGTTCTGTAAACGAAACTAATTTTACGGACATAACTTAATTTTTGCCTTTATTTATTTTTACCAATTTTATGTTGATACCATTTCTATCTTCTGTAATAATAACTGAATGGTCACCTGTATAAAGTATCATCGTAAGCCATTTCAGAAATTTATTTATATCGGTATCTATTGGATCATTAAAGTTTTTATCTTTACCTTTCAAATTATTTTTACCAAAAAAATCTTCAGGATTTTTCATCATTTCTTTTTCAAATGTATCTTCATCCATGTTTGGTAATTCTTTTGGTGGCATCATAAAGTCTTTTTCTTCATCATCATCATCTATTTCTTCTCTGCGTTTTTCTTTAATTTTACTCATTATTTCTTCAAGAGTATAAAAGTCATAAATTTTATTAAAGTCATCAAGAAATTTACTTAATGTTTTCTTTGACATCTTTTCATCCTTTTTTCCACCTAAATTAACTTCATAGTAATTTAACATGGATTTTAATTTATGTTCTTGTTTTGTCATTATTTTGCCTTTTAATTATATCTATGACTTCTACATATTCATAATTTCCATTCTTTATTTGTTTGATGGAATAATCTTTTAACTCTTTACAGATTTTTTGATTACCGCCATATTGTGTTGCCATTTCAATCATTGTATTTTTAATTTGAACTTTACTTGGTTTCATTATATCAAGTTTAAGCACAAGCCACATCGATACAAACCCTAATAAAAATGATGTTAGTATTTCCATCAATAACTCCTTATATGGATAACTGTTTATAGATAAATAGAAACTTTACGAGAGAAAAATGGTCGGTATGTAAAAAAATCTCTCGTTTATGATAAAACTTTGATTATACCTTAACTCCCCTTTCTTTCAGGTCTTTATAGACCATCTTTGAAACTTTATTCCAATAGTGCTTAGTAGCACCTTTTTTATGTCCATTAGGACCTCCATTCCACTTTCGTGCAATGATCTCCATCTCACTCATTGTGATGGTTTCCCAGTTAATGTTGGGATTGTAGAAATTCTGAAAAATCCAAAACATTTGTTCTGACTTTTCAGGATTTAGCCTATCTTGTAAAGTAAAAGTTTTATTGATACCTTTCATTTTACAGATACGGTTCACTTCCTTCACCATTACTGGTAAAATTTGAACTATTCCAAGTGAACCATCCTTTGATCGTGCGGTTGCATTGCCTTTTGACTCAACCCAAACGATAGATGAATATAGCACTTTTTTCATTGTTACCGATTTTATTTCAGCACTTCTGTTTAGAGTAGTAGTCATTGCTACTAAAGGAAAACAGAAACCAATGAAAAACAATGATATAACCCGTTTACATTTGTTAGTCATAATCTTGTCCTCATTTATGGATAATATATTTAACGAACCATTCCGTTGAAATTAACGATATGGTTAAAACATATACCGACCATGTTTTCAAAGAACTTACTTTGAGTATCTATCAAAGATACGAAAAATATAAATATGTAGCAAGCACTTTTTTACTTCTTAGATCTATAGATCTATATTAGATCTAGATCTGATCACTTTCTTTGTGTTCACACTTTCTCCGTGTTCACTGGCAAGATAATACATTTTACCTATATGATCAAAGCAATTATTATTACCAAGCAAGAACATTTGGATATTTCCTCATTTTTTTAATTGGCGTTTGAACATAATCATATTTGTTACCACGATATAGGAATGTTGAACCACCACCATCCATATTGATGGCATCCTTACACCCTAATTCCAATAGTCTTTTGGGTAAATCCACTACACTAATACCACTATTGATATAAATAAATACACTATCTTGATGATGACTGCCAAACACCGTCCTCGGCCGTCTGGCTGTTGTAAAACTGTTTTTACCTATCTTTTGTGGTAAACTGTCCTTAACGAGTAGTGGCGTTCCTGCAAAGATGTATTTTGACCATATAGCAGGTACACCAAACCGGTCGCTGAAGTGTAAATGTGGTCTTAAATTTGGAACACCAAAATCATGTGGATCATCAATAGATACAAATGGCCAACCATGTGGGTTGTTTGGTTTGATATAATCATGGTTCTTGAACGGTGGAACTACCGCCTTTGTAGTAAAGAACGATAGATTTATCATATTCCTCAATTTATACTTTACAGAATACCATGATGGGTGGCGTAGTGTATCAGATGAATACACACGAACTTTTTTGAGTGGCAACTTAATAACCCATTCCTTTCCCCAAGTAATAGATGATGCCAACAATAATACTAAAATAAACCTTAACATTGTTTTCCCTTGTTGAAAATAATAACTATAATAAAAAATTTCAAAAATTGCTTGCTTCGTATCAAACTATTTCTTATATTCGTATCAAATATAATCATTTTATTTCACATTTCCAAAGGAATTGTTATGGCGTTCTACCTCGCAAAAGTTCAATTTGAAATCACAAATGAACAAGGTAAAGTAAAAAAACACAACCGCACCTATCTAGTTAGTGCAGTTTCAGTAACCGATGCAGAAGTTTTGGTGAATAAGTATCTAAAAGATAGCACCGAACCATTTGAAGTCAAAACTATTGCAGAATCAAAAATTGTGGATTGTATCTATGAGCAATGAAAAATTTAATCAACTACTTGATGAATTTAAGAAGAATTTTGAGTTGGTTTCAAATTCAAATGATTTACAAGACTTAAAAGAAAAGTATAGTGCTCTTGAAATCAGTCGTGAAAATATCTTTGAATGGATTATGTCATCCATTCAACATGATGAACAAAAAGGTGAATACATGAACAAGTTTGGTAAATTTGAAAATTCATTGTGGTATAATGACAATGAAGATAGTGGAATACCTATTTTTGATTTAGACATAAGTTTTGATGAAATTGATGAAATGTTTGAAGAATATGGTTCATATTTTCAAAGATACGGATGTCTTACACCGGATCAAATTGTATCATGGGATAAAGAGAATGTTCTTTTCGATGATGAATTTGGGAATGTAGAAATAGTAAAAAGACCAGATGTTTTGCTGAATATTCAGTAAAAATCGGTTAAGTCTTTATATTTCAAGGATTTACGTCATTTCCGGCGTAAGTCCTTGATTTTTATAGACTTAGCGTAACTCCTTAAAAATCAACGGTTTACAAATTATTTTCATTATTGCTTTGATCTTACAAAAAAATGCCTTATATTTGTAATATGCAATGATGACAACCAAACAAACAAATATGAACATTGTTACAATTATTTCAAAAATTGCTTTGATCTTAGTTGGCAATGCCTTATATTTGTATTGTAAACTGATAACAACCACATATTCAAGGATCTCAAAATGAGACAAGTAACACAGCTCGCCGTATCAAATTGGTTGATGCGTAAAAAATTCCGCAGAGACAATACCCAAACAGACGGCACAACCTTATACCTACATGGCCATGCCATTGCAAAGATTGACGATACTGACGGAATTATTTATGTTCGTTCTGCCGGTTGGGAAACCAACACCACCAAAGAAAGATTGAACGGTATTCCTGGTGTTCGTATTCACCAAAAAAATTGGATGTGGTTCTTGAACAATCAACCTTGGCCTCATAGCCAAAATTGGACACCTATCGGTAGATATTCTTCTGAAAATGGTGGTATGGTAATCACAAACCATATTTAATCCACCACAACAACGGTATTAAGAAATAATTTATTATGATAAGGAAACAAAATATGAAACGCAAAGGAACAACCAAGAAACAAACAAGAAATCTTGAAAATATGAAGATGCGAACCGTAACTTGTGAAGGTGGAAATCCCGCAAGTAAATGGTATTCTGGTCGTGACTGTAACGAAAAACTGCGTGTCATGGAAGGTGTTGTCTCTGCCACTTGTTGGCGATGTGTTGCTGGAAAGATTCCAGGTCCTACTCTCAATGAGAAAACAGTTTCGACTGGCTTTCCTCGCGGTTGGAAATTTTTTAAGGAATTTGTACATGAGAACGGCAAGGTATATCATAAGGGCGTAGAAAAACCAGAATTGTTCGGTAGTTTACCGGCAACAGAAATCAAACCCGCAACACCAAACAAGAAAAAGAAAGTCACGCTTGATGATAAAATTTCCGCAGAGATAACCAAAAAGTTGAAGAAGAAAAAGACACCTGCAAAGGCGGCTACGAGAACTACGAAGAAGAAAACTGCCAAACCGAAGACTGCGAAGACAACGAAGAAAACTACAAAGAAAACGATAACTAAATCTATTAAACCAACCAAAACAACCAGGAGAAAGAAATGATTGACACCCCACAAGGAAAATGGTACACAGTACCAGAAGTTGCAAAAATTCTCGGATGTTCATTCCAATATGTTCGCCGTCTTACAAATGGAAGAACCCGAAAATATCAAAGTTACAAAATACAAGAGAAACCCGTAGTTGATCAAACTCTTGTTATGAAAATTCAGAAAGAGAACCAAAAGAAAGTAAAATATATGGTTCACGAAGATGCAGTTAAGTTTTTGGTAGATAAGAAATTATCTAAAATTAACAAAAAAAATCAAAATAATGCTTTGATCTCTCAATAAAATGCCTTATATTCGTATATGTTAAAAAACAACCTTATTCATTTCTTACAGGAATTGTTCTATGTCTAGAACCAAAACAACCAAAACCAAAACACAAAATTTGTCTGTTGCAGATATTGTTGCTACAGCTCCATCATTCCGCCCGGAGTCTTTAATTCTTTCGGACATAAAATGGAAATATCTTGTCCGTAGTGTTCTCCGTGGTCAAAATCTTATGATAACTGGTCCTGCAGGTTCCGGTAAAACACTTGCCGTCAGAACGGTTGCAGACGCAATGGATAGACCGTTCTTTTATTTCAATTTGGGTTCAACGCAGGATCCAAGAACGGCTCTCATTGGCACCACACATTTTGACAAATCAACAGGAACATATTTCAATCAATCAACCTTTATCAAGGCAATTCAGATTGAGGATGCTGTTATCCTGCTCGATGAATTATCCCGTGCCCATCCAGAGGCATGGAATATCTTGATGACCGTTCTTGATGACGGACAAAGATATGTGCGTGTAGATGAAAGTCCTGATGCAGAAGTTATCAAGGTTGCACCCGGTGTTTCTTTCCTTGCTACCGCCAATATCGGTGTGGAATATACCTCAACCCGTGTAATTGACCGTGCTATCCAAGACCGTTTTCTCCTTCTTGAAATGGATTTGTTGGACAAAACACAACAAGGTAAACTTATCAATTATGTTTGTCCAAACCTTGACGAAAAAACAGTAGATATTTTGTCCTCAATCTATACACAAGTTTACACCGAAGTTCTTTCCGGTCACGGTAAAGTTTCAACCACAATATCAACCAGAACCATCCTCCGTGCTGCTGCTCTTATATGTGACGGCTTTACTATCGGTGAGGCACTTGAAGTGTGTGTATTCCCATATTTCACCGAAGAAGGTGGTGCTGATAGTGAGAGAACTTATGTTCGCCAGATTGTTCAAAAGTTTATTCCTATTGACAGTCTTGATAATGACAATATGTTCGATGAAGGCGATACTGCTAAATCTTGAAATGAACCACTTTTCTAAAAATAGTGTGGGGGTTCGCTTCCACACTATGTTATATTTATACAAACAACCAATAACAACCATAAGGGATATGTAATGAGTATTTTCAAAAAGTCCGTAAAAGGTATGCTTGCAGAAGCAAGTGCTAGAACAAACCAATTTTGGAACAAATATGCGTCTAATTATCAGGACGAGTATTCAGCCGGAACCAATTACTGGCTCAAAGGTAGCTTGTTTGATAAGAAACAATCCATGTTTGAACATGAATATGGCTTCAAAGAAGAAAAATATGACTACTTTGCCCTCGCACAATACCAACGAGCCGTTGCAAACTTTGTTCATATTATGACCGGTGATCCAAACATTCATGTCCAATACAACAACAATGGTCAAAATATGACCGATGGACAAACCGTTCACCTTTCTGCATCCATAAATGAAAAAGACTTTGACTCAAATGTTGGCCTTGCCCTACATGAAAGTAGCCACATTCTTTATACGGATATGGGAAAGTTTCGTGATGCAGTATCTAATCTGGTATATCATGCCCATCAACATTTGAGGGATGAAAACGGTAATTATCTGTTTCAAGAACAAGGTGATATAGAAAAATTGTTTGAAGGTTATACCGATAAACAAGAGTTTTTCAAATCTATTGTCAATATCATTGAAGACTTGTATATTGATGCGATGACATATTCGGCTGCTCCCGGATATCGTATCTATTACAAATCTCTTTACAATAAGTTTTTCGGTGACGAGAAAGTAACCCGTGCTTTCTATGATGAAGAATTTATGAAACCTACTGCACACAATTATCTTTTTCACTTGTGTAATTTCCGCAGTCCATACCGTAATCTGAATGCCCTACCTGCATTGCAATTAGTTTGGGACACGCTTGACTTGCAGAACATTCGTAGATTGAAAACTGATGAAGACCGTATCAAACTTGCTTATACGCTTGCCGGTATCATTCTGAAACAATTAAGTGAGATTGAAAAAGATGACCAACCAGATGACCAAGACGGTTATGGTGACGGTGAAGGTGACGATATGGAACCAATCACTGGTAGACCAAATCCTATTCCAGACGGCGTTAGTGACAAACCACTAACAGACAAACAAAGAGAACAAGTTGAAAAGTTGTTTCAGAAACAAAGAGACCTTATCAACGGTGATACCAAAAAAACAAAGTTGTCCAAAGCTGATGCTCAGAAGGTTGATGCGGTATCTTCTGTGGATCTTGACGAACAAATTGTTGCCAAAAATTTTGAGGATGACTACGGTAGATTTAATCCACGCGGTATCAAAACTTTTATTGTCCGTAATATCAACCGTAAATTTATGGAAAGTGATGTGTCTGCACCATTCGGTGTTCGTAAATCCGGCTGGAGAAGACGCGATGTATCCAGATACATTGCTTTAGGTAAAGTGCTCGCCAAGAAGTTGCAAATTCGTAACGAAGAAAGAGTAACTACTTCTACCCGTCTCAAATCTGGCAGAATTGATGCAAGATTGTTACATGAAATTGGTAGTAGTAATTATGAAATCTTCAAACAAATTACTATCCACGAATACCAACCATCATTCATTCACTTATCAATTGACCAATCAGGTTCAATGTCTGGTGACAAGTTTGAAGAATCAGTCAAACTTGCTGTGATGTTTGCGGTTGCTGCTAAACAAATTAAGAACCTTCATGTTGTAGTTAGTGCTCGTTCTGTATATTCAGATAATTATAGTGGTGGTAGAGGTAAATCATCAATGCACGATACTCCTTATCTTATTTACCTATATGATTCAAACAAACATAACATTGCTCACATTCGTGATGTTTTTGAGACAATCTATGTCACTAATACAACACCAGAAGGACTTTGTTTTGAGGCAATCATGGGTGAAATCATCAAACAATCTGCTAATACGGATGCTTACTTTATCAACCTATGTGACGGCGAACCATTTATGACACATGATAAACAACATTTTTCATATCGTGGACAGACCGCTCAGACACACTCCAGAAAACAAGTTGAGCGTATGCGTGCTCGCGGTATCAATGTCCTCACATACTTCATTGGTGGTGCCCATGATTTCCGTAAAGTTGTTGAAACATATAAAACAAATTGTGTTCACTTGCGTCGTGCTGATGAAATTCCAAAAGTTGTTAAGGCCATGAACGATGAGTTATTATCGGCGAGTAAAAAGAATGGTTAAGACAAAATCACTTAAACGATTTGCAATGGCTCCGCCGGTAAAACCAATACCGGCGGAAACTATGTATCTGTCTCGCAAGAATGTTTCCGATGATATTATTTCATCTATAATTGACCATACTATTGACTGGTGTATTGATACCTTTGGTATGAACACCAATAGAGAACATCCGTATATTTCTTGGGAATGGAATACTCTTGATAGTGATGACAATGACAAACAATCTATTGCAAGATATGATCCAGATACCAATACAATATCGCTTAAGGTTCGTGGCCATAGAACTGCTAAAGTCTTTATCAAGACTATCATACATGAATACATACATTACCTACAACCCACAAAGGGCGGTTGGTATGAACGATGGAACAAAGAACATGGTTACTATAAAAATCCTTATGAAATTGAAGCATACTATTTAAGTGATATGTATGCACAAACTGCAACTAATTTTGTTATGGAGAAATTATGAAAAAGATTATTTTTTGCTTGTTTATATTGTGTAATTTTAGTATATTTGGTAAAGATACAACAAACATAAAAAGAATTTTACCGAATGCTTTAATAAAAAACATTGATGGTGAAACGGTAAATGCTTCAACAATCAATAACGGTGATAACCTTACTTATGTTACATTTTGGGCAACCTGGTGTAAACCATGTATTCGAGAATTGAATGAGTTAAGTGTAGTTTATGATATATGGCGTGATGAATTTGATGTAAAGATAGTTGTAGTTTCTGTTGATGATATACGAACATCACCGAAGGTAAAACCTTTTGTGAATGGAAAAAGATGGGACTTTGAAGTATATCTCGATCCCAATGGTGATTTGAGAAGAATGATGAATGTCAATAATGTTCCTCATTCATTCCTTATCAATCATAAAGGTGAAATCATTTGGCAACAAAATTCACATACCGCTGGTGATGAAAATAGAATATATGAAATCATCCGTAGGTATGAATTGAATGGAGGACAAAGTGAGTAACAAAGAAGAATATAAAGTGAACATGGGATGTCTGTCAGTCTTATGGACGGGTCTCAAAGGTTTCGTGGTTGTTTCCGTTTTTGTTATATTGATATTCGTTGCTTTACTTTTTCTTATATGGTTTTTCTTTTGGTATATGAATCTCATGCTTGCTGTTCCGTTGTGGATGACTATGATATTACTTGCACTACCAATTGTGGTTTTCATAGGACTATATCTCAAACTCCTGCAATGGTGCATGATAAAGTATGTAGAGACACAAGAAACAAAAGAATAACGGTTGGTCCCATCGTTTAATGGTTAGGACACCGCCCTTTCACGGCGATAATAGGGGTTCGAGTCCCCTTGGGATCACAATAAGGGCTTATAGCTCAATCGGTTAGAGCAAACGACTCATAATCGTTAGGTTGCAGGTTCAAGTCCTGCTGGGCCCACATAGGAGAATAAAATGAATAATAAAGAAAAATTAGAACAAATGATTGAAGTTGCTAAACAAGTTCTTAAAGAAAACCCAAACGATACATGGGTTCAAAAAGGACTGGTTGAAATGCAAAAGGAAGTTGATAGACTGAATAAATTAGAAAAAGATAAATGACCAAAGAAAGACTTTACATATACCGTATGTTTTTACTATCTGTTTGGAATTGAGTAGTAGATAAGATAACAAATAGATAATTATTCCCTACACACTCCTCCCCGGAGTTTGCAATCGGGGCGCCGTTTTCGTGGTTGTTTTCGGTGCCCCACTTTTTATTAACTAACCGAATAAACCATGATTAAAGGAAAAGATCTAACTCTTGTTGAGGAATCATATAACGAAGGATATGAGACCGGAATAATGGACTTTATTGCCAGATTGAAAACAGTATTCCCTATTGATGAAGAACACTTTGTTACTATCGCCAGAGACTTACTTGACGATTGATTGCATGAATAGTTTATATCCATCAACATCCCTTACTTCGATACCATTGTATTGTTGTGACCACTTTTCTCTACTTGGAAATAGGAATGTTGGAACACCTGCACCTATTGATGTTTTTATTAACTTTGCAGTATCATATCCCGTACATTTTCTACTGACATCCACATCAATTCTCTTGATATAATTTAATGCATTAGGAATATACATATCTTTTGAATAGATACGGTCTTCGTATTCTTCGTATTCATCATTACCGTGCATGCCATGATAATAATTGTAAGCACCACCTTTATATTTGTTTCCTAATTTTGTCCCATCCAATTCAAATCTAACAAAGTGACATGCATACCGGAATGACTTTGTATACCCTTCTATCTTTGTTCTTGCAACGGACATATAATACCCATCGTCATACTTTCTGCCAGGATCAACATTGGGTTCAACCGGCACATCAGTCAATCTAAAACGGTTTGTTTCTATTATATTATTTGCCGCTTCCGTAGTAGTAAAGTGATATACTATGTCGGATATGCGTTCCATCAATATGTCTTTTAATTTAATCATACCATGTTTACCTTATTTGTTATTTTGTATAAATTCAATGCCCTACCACTACCAACCTTAACAGGATTTTGTTTAATCAAATATCCGTCTCTCACAAGGGTATTGAAAAATTTTTCACCATCATCATA